CCTACAGCAGCTACTTCTGTTAATCCTGCAACAAAAGATGCAGGTATGGTATTTACATCAGTTTGAGTAAAGGTCATCACCTCCACTTTCGCACCATTGGCAGGATTGGCATCTAGCGTAAGCGTTGTGCCTGAAACTGAATAGCTATCTTTTTGCTGATATACACCATCTATGAATACCTGTGTGTTGTTTTCATGGATAGGTGAAATACTTAAAGTAAACGCTGCGGTACTCCCGTTTGCAGTAAATTGATCGTGGTTGAGGTTATTGCCTGCAACTGCTCCGCTTACATGATAAGCAACAATTTTACGCCCTGCTACCGGAGCACTATCTAGCGTAAGAGTGGTTCCTGATAAAGTAAAATCTCCGGGATTTTGATAAACACCTTCAATAAATACAATTAAATTATCTTCGCTTGAGGGGGCTTGACTTAGTGTAAACGCAGTTGTTGAGTCATCGCCTGTAAATGTATCGACATTTAATGTAGATGTAACTTCGGTCTTTACATCTTCTAGTAAAGCCGCAACTACTCTTAGCTCTGCCTTATCTCCAGAACTGAACGCCCTTGCAGTTGTATCATCTTGCCCTCTAACAACAGTAAGTGTGTTTCCACTTCTTGCTGTGACCTTAACAATCTCTGTGTTAGTAGTATCGTCAAAGGTACAGTAAAAATGTTCCCCTGAACTTAATGACGGAAAAACAGATCCGTCAGTAACTGAGATGCTAGTAGCACTACTGTTTATTCCTGCGGCAAGAGTTGTTGCTGCGTTGTTGGTGAACTTAACAGCCATTAGCTAACTCCTTAAAAATTAACTAACTGTTACAGTCCAAGTAATTGTCATTGAGTCAGATGCACCCTTATTTACTACTGAAAAAACAGTTCTACAAAGCAAGTCACCAGAAGAAGAGGCATTTAAAATACCTGCTTCAGTAACAGCACCTGTACCTGTACCCGCACCAAATGTAGCTGTGTAAGTAACAACAGCGCCTGATACAGCAGTACTTGTTAACGCAACCCGGCCTAGCTCAGTCCCTAAAGAGGAATCACCAGCTGCAGCTGCAGTAGAACCACTACCAATAGCCATGTGTGACATAGCAGTTGCGGTAGCATCTTTCATTCTAGAGGCAACATATTCCTTACCATCAGTAACCACAAGGTTATCAACTTCTTGAACAGTTTCTCCATTAAGAGCAATTTTTAACTTACCTGTAAGTTTTAAACCGTCGTTTATCATAAAATTTCTCCAATTAATTTAATACACTAGTGTTAAACGCTGAAGTGTTAAGAACACTGCTTGACCCGGAAGTCAACACCACGCTTATCGATTCTGTTATTGTAGCACTATCTGATAAAGATTTACCAAAACTATGTGCTAAAGTTTCTGAAATAGAAGTAGTGTCTGTATAGATACTACCTGCTCCCGAAGTCAACACTTCACTCAACGTTACCGAATCTGCAAATGAAGTTGTGAATGAGTATGCAAGACTCTCTGTAACTGTAGGCGTGTCTGAAAAACTTGTAGAAACACTAAATACCGGTGCACTATCTCCTAAACTTACAATATTGCCTTTGTTGATGTTTACATCAGTTCTTAGTTCATCCGAAGGACTTGCAGTATCATCAAGTGTGTAACTATCTGAGAAAGATCTTGAGAAGGTTGCAACACGACTAAACACTTCAGATATAGCTACTGTTTCTGCATTTTGTACGGTAATCGCACCTCCCATACCGCTGTGGTTTGTACAGTAGTAATGTAACGATGCTGGAGTAGAGCCAGTTACCTGTATCTCTACATACGCACCTGAGGATCCTGCAGTACCGTTTACAGTTACATTTGTACTGTATACAGAACCACCGCCGTGGCTGCCGTTTGCTGTTTCTGAGAATCTAAGTGGGTGCCCACTCACGCTTGAATCAGATATATCAAATCTGTATGTTTTACCTACATCTAAGGTAAGTGCAGGACTTACAACACCATCAATATAATATTTATTACCTGACCCATAAGAGTTTGTACCTGATGCTACAGTGACTGTATAGGTAACAGTACCCCCCTGAGGAATAGCTTTACCTACACTTAATACATTTGACTCTGCAATGGTTGCAGTATCGGACTGTGGTAAGTCAACACTAAATGCAGGACTATCAGAAACTGACAGAGTGTCACTTTTACTAGGGTCAATACTAAGAACTTCTGAATCAGAAAATGACAAGGTGTCACTTTTTGCTGGTTCTATACCTAATGCAGGAGCATCAGAAAGTGTACTACTATCATCAAACGACGTGCTAAGTGCAAGCGCTGGTGCATCACTGAGGGTTGGGGTATCACTAAATGCTCTAACAAAATCAACAACTTTACTTAAAGATTCAGAAATACCTACTGTATCAGACTGGCTACTAGCAAAAGCAAGCGCCGTTTCTTCTGATATAGTAAGGGTTTCTGTCTTGGTTGTTACAAAAGTTACGGCCGGTACGTCTGTAAGTGAGATGGTAAGGGCATTTGGGTTGTTACCAACAAAGTAAAGGTTTTTACTGTCAGGATCTAAGAATACATTTACAGCTGATAAATTTACGTACTGTAATGAACTTTGCAGCTCTGTATGTGTAATGACTGCTTGAAGGTTCTGAAAGGCGGATACGGGCTCAAGCGAGTCCGTATCAATTATGACTCTTAAACGAGTATAATCAACTGTAAACTTGAAGGCCATTAATCGAAGTCATCGCGCACTTTAAACTTAATAAAGTCTTGCACAGTTTGAATCCCAGACCCTGAAGTCGTGTGTTCAATCTCGCCTTCGAATGTGCCAGCAGTCGTCCATGTTCCTGATGGGAATGTTAGCGTACAAACTCCGTTTGTAGCGTCAGTGATTGTACAAGTGATTGTACTTAATACAGTAGTCTTACCTACTTCACGAATTCTTAATTTTACTGTTGCTCCACTTAAATCAATCGGAGCCCAAGTAGTATTGTCTTCTTCATCAAGAGTTTTACCTGAAGCAGCAGTATTGCTGTCTTTTAATGTAAAACTAAGTTCAGGAAGTGTATCTCCTACGACTAATTTTATTGTATCTGAATATGCCATACTTACCTCATTATAACTGATTATATAAAGGGAGAATACTGTCGAAATCAAAATCTCCAGTTGCTGCGTCCCAAGCCCTTTCAACTGTGGGTCCTAGTGGTCCGACCCAGAAAGGATCACCAAAGCGTTTATTTTCCATAAACAATGGCATAGCTAAACCAAACGGACCTAAAACTCCACTTCTATCTATTATTTCAAAACTATATTCACCCCAATCCATATCGACTGAACGTCTATAGTTTTTATCCTCTGGACTTATTCCTGGTAAAACCCAAGCTAAGCCCACCTTAAATCTTTCGCGTAAATCTAATCCTAACATGGTCAATGGTAAAAGTGTCATAGCACCTAGAAGAAACGGTACAGAGGCAGCAGGAAACCCTTCTTCGTTATATCTGTTTTTACTTTCCCTCCAAAGACCTCCAATAATGTTTTTACCATAAGCGTAGAAGAATGATTTTAACTGCCACACTAATGCCCATCTAGGGTCTGAAGCCCATACAGGTCTTTCTGCTGAATTAGGTCTTACAATAGATTCATCTACAAATTGAAATATTCCTAATCTAATTTTTTCTCCTACTGCGCCTTCAAATGTTTGATTATTAGCAACCCATTGATCTACCTCTTGCCAAGTAATATTACCTAACTCTCTTAAATATCGCTGTGAAGTCTCATTGCCTTCTTTAGCTAATTTACCGTGATGTAATACAAACCTACGACCCATACCAGAAGCAACAATACGAGTAAATCTTGTAAACCAATCAAGACCTATAACTTTAAAAAACCCTTCACTTACTTTCTTAGATTTGGGGTCTAAAAAATCTAACTCACCCGCATTAACATACATAGTGCTTATTGCATCCGATACGGTTGCGCCTACTTCTTTAGCAAAATCTGCAGCCTCTTGTGGGTTTTTAAAATAGTTTGCTATCTCTTTTCCAAAATTAGCAAAATTAGATTTTGAGAATTCTTTTGATCTAAGTATTGGACCAGCTAAGTCAGGAGCAGAAGCGAACACAGCGAAAGATAACAATGTTAAAACATTGAGAGTAACACCTACGTTGTTAACACCTTTTAGTAAAGACCCCATTTCTGGATTAACTTTTCCTAACATCGCAAGTACAGCGTCTTCTGCATGCTTTTGTTTATTTTTAGGTAACTCTTTGATTAATTCATTTAATTTAAGTGCTCCACCCCTTTTGTTTAATTCGCTTTTCTTAATTGTGTTTTGGATATATTTTCTTACTGCAACCTCAGGATCATTTAACAAAGAATCACCCTGTTCATTTAAAATCCCACGCATGACTGAAGTTGGAACATTTGCAAAAGCTTCTTGTCTAGATCTTGCAATACCAATAGAAAATTTTTGCAGTGGGTTTTGCGCAGCTATATCAACTTCTGTTTTACCTGGGTCTGCAATAATCTCATCTATGAGTTGAGTTGCTTCTTTTTCATCATAAGTAAACTCAACCTCAACAGCTTTCCCTTTTCTAATTACTGTTTTCTTAAACGTTTTACCTTCGTTATATTCAACAATTGCTTTTATAAGTGCTGCTCTAATGTCTGGGCTGTTTTCTAAAGCAGGTAGATTTATTGATCTAGGAAAGAAGTTTGGAATTTTTTGTATACTTAATCTGTCTCCAAAACTTTCATTATCAAACATTTCAGAAAAAACTTGTCTAACCGCTCTAGCTTCTGGTGAGATTTCATCATCTGTTAAAAGGTTATTCTCTGCCTCAAGAAATATTTTTTTAGACTCTGGTGTGATCCTACCATCTACCACAGCTTTAACAATCCCTTTTTCTCGTGCTCTAGCTATAAGACCTTGGTCTTTTATGTTTGCAGCTTTTTCTACTTCAGATACATAACGGTTAACCTTTGATATCTTCTCTGCTAGGAAGCCAATTTCCCCTTCTGCTTGAGATTGTTTTAAGAAGAAGTTTGCAAGGGCCACTCCTGGAGGCCCAAAAGACCTTAACAGATTGTCAGCAGGAGCTAAAATTTTTGTGGTATAAGTTGAGAACTTATCTGTATCCCCTTCTAAAATAGTCTCTGCTTCATTTGCAATATCAAAGAATACTTTTTTCTTACCTACTGTTTCTGCTGCTTTTGGTATGTCGTCTTCGACCATACTTTTTATGATTGCTTCTCCTTGATTGGATATATTTCGTTTTCTAGTATTTAGAACTTTGTTTTTATATCCACCTACAGTTTCTTGTACATAGTCACTAAATGAAGGGTTAACTGTAAACCTTTGTGCTAGCTGTTTGAATTTATTAAATACAAGGCGAAGTTTATTAGCAATTTGTTTAAAGATACTTTCAGTACCATTGGTTGCTTTTCTTGTTGCATCTAATAAATACACTGCTGTTTGGTCTGCAAACCACTCTTCAAAAGCTGCATGATAATTATCATCTTGATATTGAGAAACATCGGTATTAGCTCTAATACCATCAAAAGCAGCTTTTAGTTTTGCATAATTGTTACTACGAGGATTGATGCTTCTTGCTAACTCTTGTTCAAATACAGAGTGACCTAACTCATGAGCTAGAGCTACCATAGCTAGCCCTTTTTGTTCTTCTGTTGGATTTTGAGGTAAGTTTAAAATAATAAAGTCTTTGTCATAGTATTTTAAAATACGACCCCCAAGAGGGCGGGTTTGACCATTAGCATCAGGTTCTCTTCCTAATACAACTTGTTGTTGTTTTATAACGTCGTTAACAATTTTAGTGCTTCTAATCCTTGAAAGATCAAAACCCTCGTCTGCTGTTATGATTTGTATATCTCGATCAAGTTTAAAATCTTTTTTAATGGTAGATAAGATGTTGTTTAGGAATGCTTTGTTTCCTATACGTTGTTCTATAACTTTAGAAAAACTTTGTTTAAAAGGTTGGAACTTTTCATCTCTAGGATTAAATAATGGATTAAAGGTGTCAGAAAACTTTTTACCTTTACCTACGCCCCTTTCTATATCAGCTCTAATTCCTGGTAAGTCAGTTGAATCAAGAAGAACAGTTTGAGTTTGTTGATTTATGTTTCTTTGTACTCTATCTAAGGTTTCAAAATCTTGTTGGATTTTTTGAGAAAGTTCTTTAATTTGAGGTGAAAGATTCTCAGCTTGATTAACAGCATCTGCAGCTGTTTCCCCCCTTTCTTTCGCATCTCGAACATACTCTCTCATTTGAATTCCGGCAAGACTTTCTAACCTAGCCTGGTTTGCAGTTATTCTTCTTCGTAAATTAAGAGCTATTTCCCTTTGTCTAACTTGTTCTGGACTTAAATCAAACGGTACTTCTACTTGTGCCCCCGTTTCTCCCCCACCACCTTGTTCTTGGGTGCCCGCTGTTTGTGGACCGAAGTCATCAGTATCAAATCCGGGGTCACGTCCGAGGCCCCCCAGTTGTGTAGGAGACATCTCTCTTTGTCTAGCCTGTTCTGCAAAAGCTTCTCTACCGCTCTGCCCTTCTGTCGCAAGCAGAAAATTAACTCGGTTTCTATCTTTTTGTGCTTCTTGCAATTCTTGATCAAGTTCTTGTCGAGCCGTTGAATCAGTTTCTTCCTCAAGAGCCGCTTCTAATCTGGGTATTCGCTCTTCTAATTCTATTTGAGCTGCCCTCAACCCCTGTAGGGTTTGTTCTCTTTGTTCAAGAGTACGGGGCCTAGACTCAGTTTGAACAGTTTGTGGTGTACCCTCAAACTCTCTAATACCTGCAAGATCCGCTGCAGTATATGATACACCTCCAGAAGTATATACAATCGCTTGTTGTTCATCTTGTGAGGTAAGTTCTGTTATAGGTTTACCATTCCAAAACAACTGATACCCCTCCATAAGTAAACTACTTACAGCTGTACTGTAACCAAGCAAAGCAGTTTCTTCACCCCCCTGTGCCATAGTGCCTTGGGCTTGCGTTCTGTTGTTCCATTCACGACCAAAGTTAGTTAGTCGTGGCATATTGATACGTTCGGCATCTGTTTGTGGTTTGTTTAAGTCTACTTGTTCTGGAGTAAGAACAGTCCAATCAATTTGCTTTCTATTAAATTTTTCTTGGGTCTTATCTGCTTTGATTGAGGCTTCAACCCAACGTGCAACTTCATTTGCAGGAGCTTCGACCATCCCCACACTAGGTAGTCTATATTTTAAAATACCATATTGTGGGGTGCCATCCGCAGCAGTGCCTATTTGTTTAGGTCCAAAAACAGATAAAGAATCTTCTTCTTGAAGCTCATTAAATTTTTTTAAAAAAGAAGTGGTAAACGCGTCTTGTTCAATCAAGCGTTCCATCTCTTTATGAGGTGCAAAAGCCGTTAAGTTATTCAACGCTTTTTCTTTCTGTTCTTGATACGCTTTTTGCTCTTTTTCTTTTGTTATAACACTAAGAGAACGCAGCCCTTTCCAAGGATTACCACTCTGACTTAATATAGGAGCAGCCTCACTACCAAGTTGATCCCCTGTTACAATTTGTGGTTCTAATTCAGAAAAACTTTCTGCTTGAGAAGAACGTCCAATATCTTCAGTAAACTCTCCGTCATCATCAAGTGTTGCTTGAGCATTACCTTCTAACCCAAACTGCTGTGCAATTTCATCTGCAATCTCAATATTTGCAGTTCTTGGGCCAAGTATTTCGCTTCTCTCTCTAAGGTGTTGACCTATTTCCTTATGAGATACTTCATAGTTTGCAGAGCCAAAAAGTTCTGACGTACCAAAGAGGCTGTTTGCTTTTGTAACAACAGCATCTAAATCATTCTCATTTGTTTGTTGATACCAAACTACATTGTTTTGTTTATCTCTAACTTCTACTACAAGATTATCTCCAGGTTTACGCTTGTGTACGTAACCTAGATTTCTTGCTAAAAAAGAATCTAGTTTGGTAGTGTTATAAGAATCGCTTTCAACTAAACGTCTGAAGGAAGCTGCTTTGTTTGGATCTGAAGTAATAAAGATACCTAGTCCCTCTACATCTACAATATTTCGTGGGTCTCCTTTTGCTACTTCATTTATCTTAGTATTAATAGGTGAAGCTTCTTGTAGATCAACTTGATTTCTACTGTTTTCATCAATCCAAACACTATCTTTTTTATTAGTTGGATCAATAGTTGCATCTAGTTGACCTTCTAGCCAAGATACAGGTTCAGGGAAAACAGTTTCTATATCGCGTTCCCCATCAATAAAAGCTTGTTGTAGTTCTATATCAGATTCAATATCTTGTTCGTATTGATTTTTTAAAAACTCCCGTGCTTTACCAAACACTCCTTCAGTTGGATTAGCAATTCTGTTAACACCAGAAGCTACGGTTGAACCAATACCACCAATACCAACACCACCGAAAAAACCAGAGAACAATGCTTGTGCTCTATCTAACTTTGCTTGTGATTGTTTGTACTCATCATCAATTGCAAATCGTTGTTGAATACTAATTTCTTCTTGTAAACTTTCAGTTACCCCTTCAACAGCACCTGTTTTTAACGCACCGCTTACAAGGATGTCCCTTGCTAAACTTCTATTTGCAGCGCCCCCTTTTCTTGTAGCCATACCATACAAACCTCTTGCAACGATAGCCTCACTACCAACACCAATAGCTGTAAACGGTACACCAATTCCTAAAGATTGGAATGCTTGTAATGGGTCTGTCATACCTTGCTCAGCAAAAATACCAAAAGCAGTACCCGCACCTTGTGGGAACTCTTGAGCTGCTGCACCAGAGATAGCACCTAGTTTACTTAAACTAGCAACTTTCTTCTTTCGATACTCTCTTTGTAAAATGCCAAAAGCACCATTAATTACGTTAGTCTCATCGGTAGTCAAAGCATATGGTAGATTTTTCTTACCTTGTTTTTTTGCAACTTCGTTTGCCATAAATTTATTTACAGCATCTTTTACTAATTTTTTCTTTGCAACACTTGCAGTTAAACCACCTGCAATAGCAGCACCGGTTATAGGAGCTGTAGCACCTGCTATTGCACCAACACCTGCACCCACCATAGCTGCAGTAATACTTGCGAAAGCAGAAGGAGCGAACTGTCCTGTAGCACTGAATACTTGATTAACAAACCCACCAAAAGTAGGTTCATCTAAAAACTGTTCAAAGTCTTCAACTGAAGATAATATTTGAGAAGATGCAATCTGTGATTGATTACCTTCAAGTATCGCGTCTTCTTTTGCTCGTTCGTCCCCTACAATACTTGCAGCAATACCGCGAAAATAATTTACGTTTGCTCCTAAGTTTTGTGCACCTGCTGCCATACCCAACTTAAAAACTTCAATTGGATCTTCAGTAGCATAGTTAAAAAAACTACCACGCTCTTGAGCCTCTTGGATCTTATCACCTAAAGGTTTTGCCGCTGGCTTCTTTTGATTATTTACAAATAAAGAAATAGCTGCATCAGGGTCTGTAGTTCTAGGGTCTGATGTTTTACCTGATATAGTTCTGGCTTGTTCTAATAAATTAGAGTTATATTCTTTTGCTGCATCTGGGGTTTCAAAACGCACCATAGCAGAAATAAGTTGTTCTCTAATTCCTGGGTCTCCTAAATCTATCTCAGCATCTGAAGAGATACCCACATTACGAGCCACAAAATTAATATAATTGTCTGTAGGATTATTATCGCTAGGAGGTGCGAATCGAGTTATAGCACCACGAATTGTATTAATATTATGACGCACGCCATAGTTTTCTAGAACTTTATCAGCGGCTCTTAAGCCATATAAAGGGTTTTCAAATTGAGCATAACCACCATCATCAGCGCCGGTTTGTCCTACCCAATTATTGTTTGCGTTAAATCGAACGTTTAACCAGTTGTTATTTTTGTATCCAGTTTGTTGCGACACATTAACCTTTCTTCTTCTCTTCAGCTTGAGGGTTTAGATCAGGGATTTTTAAAGCTCCATTCTCTTGTTCTAATAATCTAGTTATCACACCAAATTGATTTATTAGTTCAGCAGGGAATACACTATATTCGGTTTCTTCACCTGGATTTACACTATTTACAAACACAACCTCAACTTTTTGACCCTCAGCGTTTCTTCTTACACGCAGATTGTCAAAAATACCAACAGAAGGATCTATAGTATTTCTAGCTATTATGTCACCAAACCAATCTTTTAGATTGCCAGAGTCTTGCCCTAAAATAAATAAAGATTGACCTATAATTTGTTTAGCTTCAGCTATAGCTCTAGGTCTATCTTCGGGTAGTAATCTTTTAGTGTTTGTAAGAAAAAGACTAAAAAACTTTCGCAGTTCTATTTTTGTTTTTGGATTAAGTTTTTTAATGTAGTTCCCTGACTTGTCATCTACAAAAGACTTTCTTAGGTCATCCGCAGCCGCTCTAACTGGTTCAAAAAATTCAGTTTGTAAAGCAGTACCCATGGTTGCGTAAGAACTTTGAATAGCCGCTTGATCTCTTTGTATGCCAGAAACACCACTCGCTGTTAGTTGAGGGTCACCACGTAGGAATGTATTTGTTAAAGAATTATATACATTTAATTTATCAGTAATAGAACCGCTAGGGCCATTAACTGCAAAAGCAATTACAGCTGCAGCTTTCAATCCGTCTACTTGTGATATCTTTCCTTGTTCTACAGCTTGTCCTAAGTCGTTTGCTGAATTTATATTTTGATCTTTTAAAAGATTTTGTATTTTTGTGTAATCCTCTTCAGGTAGTTTTTCTAAGACGGATTGATTGTCAGTGAACCACTGTCTTGCGTCTTCAATATTATCTGGCAACGCAGGAATAGTTTCTATTTGTGATGGTGGTTCTGTTGTTTCACCTTGTGTTCCTCCTGTAACCGGTTGTTGTGGGGAAGCTAGTTTTGCAAAGTCGGTTAAGAAAGCACGACGCGCATTAGTTTTTCCCAATGGAGAAGTTTTAAATTTAGGGTCTAAATAACCTAAAGCAACTAACTGATCATCAGTAACAAGTTCTTTTGATGTTCTATATGCATCACCTATAGCTCCCGTTATGTTACCTCCTTTGTCGGTTATGTTTTTAAGTTTTTCCACTTCCTCGGGAGACATACCCAACTGGTTAAGGTCTGTAGGAGCTTGGAAATCACTCGCTGAATACATGTTCCTTTTACCTTTTTCAGTTTTTGGTTGATCTTCTTTAAAAAATTGTCCCTCTTTAGCCATTTGTCTTTGTTCAACTGCACTTGGGCTAAAATCTGGGTCTCTACCCGAAGGCTCAGAATCAATTGCTGCTTTTTCTTCTGGAGGACGGTTTTTATTTAAAATTTCATTTATCTCCCCTAATCCATCTGTTGCATTTTCAGGAGCTAGATTTGTGTCGCTCAGCATATTAGTAAGAGTCTGTTCTGTTGCAGACCCAATCGCTGCCCCAACTAACCCACCTTTTTGGATAAGGTTTCTAGCCTGTGCTTCATAAAAGTTTTTTAAATCTTCTTTAGAAAACTGTAAAGGTTTATCATCTGGAGATTCGCTTCTTCTTTCTGTCATTGGGGCTAGTTTTCCATCCCTTTTCCTAACATTAAAAACAAAATTATCTGTACCAGCAACGCCCGAAGGCCCAAGAATAATTCCTTTTTCTACATCACCAAATTTATTCCTAAAATTATTTGCAACAGTAGAGGTATTCATAAAGTCAACATATTGCCCCCCAATATTGGCATCATGTAATTTTTCCATACCCCCCGGAAGTAAATTACCTCTTGCGTCAAAGATTCCTTGGTTAATTAAACTAGAAATAGTATCGGCCATCTCGGCTTCATTATTACTTCTTCTTAGCGTACGAGTCTGTTCTCGTTGGTAAGCCGCTGAATCAGCAGCCCCAATTTGGTTTGTATAGTAATTTAAAAATTGTCCGAATTTACTTGCCATAATTATAATGCGAAAGCCATGATTGCTGCACTAGCTAGTCCGCTTCCTAATCCTATCATATTTGATTTATGCTGTGCTTTTGCATTTTTATAAGCAGCAGCTCTATTTGCTGCCATAGAAGAAGCCTCTCCCAAACCTTGCAACGCACTTCTGTTAACACCTTGTCCGATATTAATTAAATCAGCAAGAGTTCTTTGGTTGATTTCTCTTTGTTGAATAAGAGCATTATTAGACACACCAGCAAGGTTAAGTTGTCCACCCCTTTGTAAAGCTCGTAATTGTTCTTGTCTTTGAGCTTCACTTAAACCCGCACCACCATATCTCTCAATATTTCTTTGTTGTACTTCGCTAGCAATTTGATTTTGTTTAAGGGCATCTTCTCTTGCTTGTTCTGTTAAAGAAGTATCATCTTTAGCAGAGATAAGCCTTTCTTCAAAGTCACGAAAATCTGCTAAGTAGTTTTCGTAGTCTTGCCGACTAATATCAGCATAGACTTTTTCAGGATCTTTTACTTCAGGAAGACTACTGACACTTCTTGTTTGTGGCATTTGCCCTATTCTTGGTTCAGCCATTATGCAAAGCTCCCTTTATTTGAATTATCATCTGGTGATTGGCCCCCGGGAGTATAAGGCCTAAAGAATCTACTAAAGAACCCAGCATCATTAGCATCAGATTGTGCGTTGTCTGTATCGTAAGTAGCCATATTCTTTCGACCCTGTGCAAGTAAAGCGCCCCCTATTTGTTCAGCAGCATTAAATTTAGCTTGCCTTACCATTTGTTTAGCACGGGCTGCTTCTAGTTGTTTTGTACTTTGGATCTTTGCAGCTTTAGCTAAACCAGATTGAGCATCAGCAGCTTGACCTCTTGCAGTTCCTAGAACCCCAATTTGTCTTTCTCTTTGTGCAGCTAATGCTTGTCCTGATCCCTGCAACTGTTGTGATGCAGCAGCAGAAGCTAAATCAGCAGCTTGATCTATAGAACGTGTTCCTGCTAAAGTTGGAGTAGAGCTTAAAGCCTGCATAGTATCTGCTTGAGCTGTACCACGTCCTAAACTACCAAGGTCTTCCTTTTCAGAAAGATCTCGCATTTCTCGTAATAACGGACCATAAGTCTGATCAAAGTATTGTTTTTCAGCCTGACTTACAGCAGCAGAAGTTTTTTCTTGTTCAGAAGCTTGATACTCTTGTTTTTTTGGTTTTGAACTCATAATTCTCTTTTATAAACATAACTTGTTAATTCAAATCCGTGCTTCCGTGCAATTCTTTCCCATCCTGGGCGACTTGTGTGAAACTCTAAGGTCTTCACATTTTTTTCTAGGGCTATTTTATCTAAGAAAGTAAACCCTACGTCTCTATAATTATACTCTGGTTTTTGATAACTTGCCCAGATAAATAGCGTAGGTTCGCCGCCTGGGTCTGAGATTAACGAGCAGATAATAAAACCAACATACTTATCAGCTTCATAAAACATGTACAAAGTTGCATGTTTATTGCGTAATGCTAAGTATATATCTGCTGGTATCCAGTCAGAGTAACTCTTCTTTCTTATAACATGTAAATCAGATTCGATTCTTTCATAAGCATATCGAATCTCATCTACAGGTATTTCTTCAATTGAGATCCCATTAATAGTCGATCTCTGAACCATATCTCTTATACCTCTTACGCGGAGACAATCCTGTTCCTCGGTATTTAACTAATCTACGTACACCTAAATCTCCGGCACGTGCTCTTTGTTCTGCTTGTGTTACTTCTTGATTAAATAAACTTAAGTAATCTCCAGCAGCTTGTGGATCAGACCAGTCCCTTCTTGGGATTCTAAGTAGTCTGTACAAAGCGCCATAAATGATCCCATCTCTGTAATCATTTGAAAAATCAGTACTGATATTATTTGAAGTTCTACTTGGTTTTAACGCAACACTAAGCTGTAAACCATTGGTTATGGTTGATCCAGGAACCGGCACAACCCAAAAGGTATCCGGACTTTTTTGTAAGTAAACCTGTGGTAATGCAGTTTTGTTTCTCCAATCGGGATAATTTAATTCTAGACTTCTTGGACTTGTTGGATCTAAATCATCACCATCATAAGTCATCCAAAGTATTTGATGTACATCCGTTCCTGTTGGTTGATCAAACTCATACTCATAAACACCACTTATAGTAGTAATAGGGTCTAAGTCATAAACGTATGCTTTTGATCTTTCACAAAGTTCAATGGTTGCTGATCTTAAATTAGATTCAATTAAAGTATCAGGACAGTTAGGTACGTAAGGTAGAACCTCTTTTACTAATGAACTAAAACTTGCCATATTACGCTCCTACCTGTGGGGCTACTGTAGGCCCTGCATTTCTATCTGCATTTGGATCTAAGAAGGCTTCTGCGGATCCACCAGCACCTAAGCTATTTAAAAACAGTTGATAATGTGATCCTGCTCTTTGTTGATTACCTGCATACTCTGCATCTTTTAAATAAGACCGATACAAAACAAAATTTAAAATAGCATTCCCGTAAGTATCTTCAATATCTATAGTGCTTGATACAGCAGATAAATTAGTTGGTAATTTAGAATATATTAATTCTACGTATGCACTAGAACCAGATTTAACTCCAGGATATACATAAAACTTTTTAGGGTCATCCCCATCAAATATATAGTTTTTAATTACAGAGCCATGGGCTGATGCGCCTGTAACTGTAGGGTCATGCCAATCCGGTTCAATAGAATTTAATAAATCTTCTTCTACAATCCGTATTGATTTACTCCCTGTAGCATCAGCTGCAGAGCCTGACATATTACGAGTTATTTTAATAAGACGAAGTCCGCCGGAAGGCAACGTTTGTTCCGTTCCAGCTGCTAACAAAACATTTGCATGAGTTGCTGTAGCTTCAGGTTTTATGTTGACTATTTCTCTTTGACTATCGTTTATATAATCTAAAAGTTCTGCGTCAGTCCAACGAACACCGGAGCTATCTTGTAATACATATCTAGCCCTATCAATTATGTTGGTGCCCGTAAGTGTTCCCATTATTTACTTTTCTTAGTTGTTGTCTTTTTCTTGACTACTTTTTTAGTTGTAGGTTTTACTTCTTCCTTGACTTCAACCTCTATTTTATTAATAGGTTCGCTTGGTCTTTTTTCTTTGATGGTTTCTACACGTCTACAACCTTCTTGTAAACAAACCAAACCAAGGTCTTCACCTACTTCTTTTGGTACACCGGCTTGTAGTCTGATACCAGCGCCCCAAGTTGTTGAGATATATTTATCCTCATCTGAAACTATAAACATTTTTTACTCCTATAAAAAAAGTTGGGTGGTTCGATATTGAACCACCCAAGGATACATACTTAGTATGCAACATCCAATCTAATGACACCAAAGTCTTCAACGCTACCGTTGTAGTCGCTGTTGTACTTAGGTTTCTTAAGACCGAAGATCTTACCAATAGAGATACCATTTTGGTTCCCGTAGTCGAAGGTGTCTTCAACAATTTCAGGAAGTCCGATATCAGCCATAGCAAGGGCTTGTGCTCCACAGAATAAACAAGCAGAACCGTTGACATCAGCGTCAGCGCCCCACTTATATCCAGCAGAACCGGCATTTGCAGATGTTCCAGTAGTTGCATTAGCAGTGTTAAACACGTGTCTGAACTCATGGACCATTACTCCATCAACCATTAAGCTTGAAGAACCTGAGAACAATGATGAATTTGGTCCTCTGATTCCAGCCTGCCTTACGTTAGCAAGGAAGTCTGAGTCAAGTTTAAGGTCAGCCATTACTTGAGGTGATACAAACAAGTGGTATACCTCTTCTCCGCCTGCTCCTCTAACGCCTCTGATGTAGTTATCTTTAGCGTAAGCTTTTAGAGCAACGATACATTCGTAAGTAATTGTATCTGCAGCTGCAACAGCAGTTATATCTCCAGCTACAAGTTTACTAGTTGCATCCCATCTTCTATGTCTGTTAGAAGTTGGTGCGGTTACATCACTACCAAAAGTGAGGTCACCAAGGTTCTGTCCTGAATTTAGAACAGATCTTAATGCACCACTATTTTTTAGTGTGTAGTTAATACCAGAAAGCGTTAAAAACGCTAATTGGTCGATACGATCAGCCATTGCATACGCAAGAGCGTCTCTTGAGTGCTCACGGAAATTTACAACTGATTTTTGATCAGCTAATCTACCAGCTAGTCTATTAGCAAATCTCAATTGATCAAGTTGTACAACGATGTCGTAGGCTCTTAAAGTCTCTTCATTACCTTCGAGAGTGTTGTCCCCAACAATACCGTCACCAGTCATGTCGGCAAGAAGTGTTAAAACAGCTCTTGCTCCCTTTTCTGATTGGGTAAGCTCAGATATTCTCTGAACCATAGCGTTAGGTCCGCTACCCGCGAATTGGTTAATGAAGGACATGTTCCTAGCAACACGCCAAAAATCACGCGACCAGATAGTAAGCTGTTCACTGGTCAGTGATGAAAAGTTTGTGTTAGCCATTGTGGCGTCCTCCAAAAAGTTAAAAGTTAAACTAACCAGTCGCTTTTCTGGGCCGACTATTTACCCGTATACCCTTTATCGTTGGGAAACGTTTTCGTGTTTAGGGCACGACCCCAGTCAGATTTACGCCATGACAGGCGAAAACGTTGTTTTAGCAGAACGACCTGCGCCAAATATCGTATTGGCGGACGAACTCTTATATGTTATACCAACTATGTACCAAAGTCACCACGCATTCTTCGCAAAGTTTCCTCTGGTAATGCGCTAAATTCGTCGTCGGATAACGTATTTAAATCTATTTTCTTGTCACCTTTAGCAGACTCACCCTTCATAGCAGGTGGTTGAGAGTCAGCAGCTTCTAACTTTTTATTAATGTTTGCTACTTTCTTTTTCTCAACTACTTTATCGTCTACTTTTTGTGTTGGTTGTTCAATTTTAACTGTAGGGTTTAACAATTCAGGTTTTTTGGCTGCTAAAGTGTAATTAGTAGCTTTTTCTAGAGCATCTGAACCAGAAAAACCCTGCACCATAAACGCATCACGCAAATCTAAAACTTCTTGAGTCAAATCTGCGTCAAAATTAGCGCTATTTTCATCTAAAATAGGATATTGCGCTTGAATTTCGTTTGCTTTTGCTTGTAAGGCAGTCATTTCTTGGCTTTGTTGCACTGTTTGACCCATTTTTTGTTGTACTTCGAACATGAACTGGTCTTTTTCAGCGTTTCTTATCTCATTTCTAAGCTCTACAGCCTTTTCTGCCTCTCCATTAAGTACTAACTCTTGGTATTCTGCTTCTTTTTCAGCAAAATTGTACTGTGGAGCATCTTTTGCAGCTTCTTCTTTAGCTTGTTTAGCCTCATCTAGTTGTTTTTGTAATGCTTTTTGTTTTGCAAGCACTTCATCAAGCCTAGACTTAGGTACCATAGGAGCTTTTGGCTCTTCTACTTCTTCGGTAACGACTTGATCGCTGTTTTCAGTTGGCTGAAGATCTGGTTGTGCATCTCCTTCGCTGTTTTCATCCACGCCTTCTTCACTAGAAGCTTCTGGCTCTGGAGTTGTTTCTGTTTCCTCTTCTGTGTCAGTTTCTTCTTCAACAACCTCTTCTGTTGTAGGGGTGTCATTCTCTTCCGTGACTTCTTCATTTTGAGATTCCTCCTCTGTTTCTTCTTCCTCTACAGTTTCAAAGTTAAGGTCTACTTCAAACTTAGTATCCTCTTCCTTAAGTGGTTCACCGCCTGGCATTGCCTCCATCACGATGTCATTAGTTTCTTCTTTCTTCGCCATATTAATTACCTCCTTGGTTTGGTTTCATGGCAGCTGAAGCTAATTTAGCAGCAGCTTGAGTTTCTGTTTGACCTTTCCTCATGTCATTTGTCATAGAAGAAAGCCTTTCACGTAAATCTAGTTCTTCACGCTTCATTTGAAGTTTGCTTTGTAGTTCAGCTACTTTCATTTGTGGTTCAGTAGCTTCACCTTGTGCTTTAGCCATACTTAATTGTGTAGAAGCTTGTAAGTTTTGTACTTCAGCTTCTAGTTTTGCAATCTCAAGTTGAGTTTGACGTATTGCAGCTTCAGCCTGGAACTGTTGTAGTTGTACTTGTTCTGGGGTTGGAGGTGCTGTACCTTCAATTTGTCTAATTCTATCTGCCACCATAGCTTTCTTAGCTAAGTGTGAGTATTCAACAATTAAATCATTTGGGATAGGTACACCTACTTTCCTTAACTCTATTGCTTCTGCAAACTGTACTTCGTCGAAGTTATCTCTTGCAGGTGCATCATTAATAACCACATCATACTCACCGAGAGTTAGATCATTTACAATCCTACCCTCTGGAGTCATTTGATTTACAACCATTGGAACTCTTTGTTTGTACGGATCAGTCTCATCCGTAATTTGTATGATACGTTCTTCTGTGTAATAACTTTGTACTAAATTTAAAATTTTCTCTGCTAAATAATGCCTTGTCTTTTTCAAGTTATCTAAAGGCACTTGAATCATTAACACCCCGCGATTCTGTTTTGCTTGAATGGCAATACCAGAAACTTCAGGGCTATCTGTCCCCAACATAGCATCAGAGATACCACTAATCGTTTTTATATTTAATGCCGCTTTTTGGCTAATACGATCTAGGCCGGTGGGAATCTGGTTCGGAGGAATCTTACTAGGGGGAGTAGATCCTCTATTAAACTCGAGTACTAGCCCAGTTTCCGCACCGTGTTCTTCTAAGTCATCTGCTGTCATACCACTGAGTGATCCTGACTCAACTACCCAACCACTGTTTGCAGTTGTATTTACAATGTGTAGTTCTTGAGATGAAATTTTGTTTAGTTGTTCTTGAGGTGAAAGTAAGTTTCTTACCATACCAAACGGTTTACCTCTTCTCCAATATGGGAAGTAAGGAACCAAAGTAAAAGAATCATAAGGGGACCAATCATCAAACAACACTACAGTATCTGCAGTTACAGTCCACCTAACTTTCTTAACTGTTTTTGTAACTATATATAAACCAAAGTCATCCGCAAACTTTTCACGTTTACGTTTACCCCACTCATAAGGAACCTCTCTTTGGTCACCGGTAACTGGATCAGTGTAGAACATACACTCTTTTAATTTATAGTGTTGTCTTTCTACAACTCTGATTGATCTTACCGCCCGAGCTTCCTCTGGGTTGTTTGGATAATCACTTGCATACTCACCGCTGTAAGTATCGCCGTATCTTTCTTCTTCGTACTCGATTGAATCAGAACCTAAAGTAGATCCTACTTCAGCAATGACTCTTAATCTATCTGCTTTATCTTGCCCGTAGACTTCTTCGATGTCATCGATACTCATCCATTTGGTTTCGAATATTTCGTTCCAACTTTTCGGATCATATTCTTTTGCGTCTGGATCAATAATAATGTCCAACGGATCTTTTTGTGTTACACGAATCTCTCCGTGAATATGATCTGAAAAATCTATACGTACATCAAACCAACCTCGATCTTGAATAAGTCCATCAGAAAAAACTTGAGACTCAATCCAGTCAAGTTTGTTGTTGTCAGAAATTTGCATGTACAAACGTGTTAGTACGTCCGCAACTTCTTGCATACCTGCTCCACGTGGTTTGAATTGTACATCCGCACGTCGAGTACTTTGTTCACCAATTACAGTATTGATGGTTGGTAAGATTGTATTAATAGTTAGCGCGGGACGACCCTGATCATCCAATGTGGCTATATCAGCTTCGTCCCACTGCTCACCCCGGTAAAAGGCATCGCATTGTTTTGCGATCTCGATGTAATCTGTATGACCGTGGTCCCTCGCCCGTGTGTAAGATTCCCACTGTCGACGGGCGATGTTCATCTCCTCGGCTGCGTCTAGTTTCTTTTTCGGTTTGTTATACTTTGCCATTAAGCACTCATCGATGATTTATGTTTAGCACCTTTAGTTAAATATTTTAACTTATCTCTCCAAGATGGAACATGCTCCGGTCGTTCATAGAACGTTGCAAATTCTGTCATCATTAAACCAATCCACGCCAAGGCATCGACTTGGTCATCATGGGCTCCATTTGGAAAACGTAAAAGTTCTGCAACCATGGTTCCAGTCCAAACAGCGTCCTTTGGAAAGTATACCATACCTTGTTGCATTCTACCCTGAATTGCACGCGCTCTCGCTTCTTTATCTCTTCGACCTACTTTTAGGTCTTTGAAGTATGCTTCGCTTAATCCTCGTTCCCTAGTACGTTTCTGCAAGAAGGGGCCCAAGGCCATTTCAATGTGACCTCTCTCTATGCCTACTATACCCGGGCGCCAAGTTTCATACAAGTCTAAAATTTGTTCAACTAACTCGAAGCCATCGTATTTACCGCGAACGACATCAACAACATATAAATTGTCATATTCATCAACACCGACAACAATACCAACTGAATAATCGTTCCGGTCACGCTGTCCGATCGCAAGGTCCCATGCACAATAGTAATTAAGTTCTGCAGTATCAATTTCATCATATTCGTAATAACGGATCATGTCTCGGCTAAAGTAATCGCCTTCGTCGGATACTGGATTCTGTTGATACAGAGCAGACCAATCGCGTGGACCGATGGCTTTCCTTATCTGCTCGAGCGCATCTACATTATATCTTTCGGGGTGTAAACTTTCACCCTGTTTCCTAAAATTTTCATCGATTTCTGCAATCGCTGGGTACCGAATCACTTCCCATTGGTCAGCACCATCTTCGGCTTGCTTTAATAACCTACCCGCCAAATCATCATCGTGCCATCTTGTAAGAATTACAAGTATGCCACCCCCAGGTGATAGACGTGTATACGCGGTTGATGTATACCAATCCCAGGTCGCTTCGCGGTTGTTATCCGACTCTGCATCTTCACGGTTTTTTACCGGATCGTCGATTACCAAAACGTTTGCACCTTTACCCGTAATACCACCACCCACACCAGCGGCTACATAACCACCGCCTTGGGTCGTTTGCCATGATTCTACTGACTGAGAATCCTTATCGAGTCTAGATTTTTCGAACACATTTTTATATACTGGTTCTCTAAGTAGTTGACGCACTTTTCTTGAGAAACTCATCGCAAGAGAACCTGAATACGAACAACTGATAAACTCGTGATCGGGGTGTCGACCCAAATGCCAGGCAGGGAATGCCACACTGGCCAATGTAGATTTACCATGTCGAGGCGGCATAAAGAGCATCAATCTAGGTGATTCTTTATTAGCTACTTGTTCGCTAAACTTTTCGAGCCGCTGACAAATGTCTTTGTGTACCCAGCCTGCTAAATAATCAGGATTAAAACGTTCAACAAATGGGAGTAACCTTTTACGTGATAAGATTCTTTTTGCTAGTTCTTGTTCCGCTTTTACTTGTGCGGATAAGTCTACTCGTTTCTTTTGATCCTGTTCAGACTTCGACTGGGGCTCGGGCACTTTTTCAACCTCGTCTGCCCTACAATAGACACATATATCATCGACCAAAATAAGCGTTTCGGGATAGAGGCCTTTACAGCGTTTACACTCAGTCTTGTTCGTCATTGGCGGGCTCTAAATATTTGGTATCTGCTCCTGCAAGTTTTAATAGTTCCGCATCTGATAGTCTTTCTAATTGTTGTACCTTATCTACATTGATATTTATTTGAGTTGCGTTTTCAGGCATAAATAGACCGTGGAGCTTGCATAACGAATCGACAACATTCTTTTCTTCGGTCGCGGTCGCGGATTTGCGGTGCGCTTCTAAATACATACTGGTAGCTGTGTTCTTATCGAACTTAACTTCTTCGCGCATTTCATTACGCAAATACTGTAGTGCCTTTTGTACTTTGTCAGTTTTGAAGAGCGAATAAACACGGTCAACATCTCTGTACCCCGCAGCACGGCCCGCGGCCGCTTTGGTCATTCCCCGTAAGTGAAATAAAATCAATCTTTCTTCTTGAACCGAAAGCTCGTTCAGATGTAAACCTGCATAGGGTAGGTGAGATTGAAACTCAGCTCTATCCTGCTCGGTAACTTCTGTAGGTCTGTCCTCGTCTAATAAACGCATGTAATTTGAATTATATTAGAAAGATCCTACATTTGTCACTCGAAATTTTTTTGTGAAAATTTTTTTTGAAAAACACTTCACATATCACTGATCCATTCTCTCCCCCCTCGTCTCTAGCACACCCCCCTCTCCCTTTTTACATTTTGGAACCTTGTTTCTATTTTTCTAGCCTGGAACCTTGTATCGATTTCCGTGTAGATTGTTTCGTCTCGCTCCCACCGTCGCTCGACAGTTGTCTATCATGTTTAAATAATATAGGAGATATATATGACTAATACAACATACTTAACAGTTACTAAAGGACTCTATGGATTCATGGTTGTTCAAGTCTGGACAGAACTAAATAGTGAGGATGAAAATGACATCTTCGCTGAAAGAGAAATAGTACATACAGAACGCCTAGGCGGAGACATGCACTATCAGTTCGATACCGAAGAAGAAGCAATACTTAACTTCGAGAACTGGGCAGGAGATAACTGGGAAGACACTCCAAGGGCTTGGCTAGAAGGAAAAGACTACCCAATGTCCTAAGAAAGTTTCGCTCCCCTGTCGCTCAACGGCTGTACATGGGGAGTAAATTAACTATCTACTATCATCTGATATTAGATAATAACCGGCGAAAGCCAAGGAAATCGATATGAAAATCGTAAATAACACTGTTAAATTATGTGGTAAAGCTACCCGCATAGTTGTAGATAACAGCCTTAAAGTAGCTAAATATGTAGCAGTTAAGTCTGTCCCTGTAACCCAGAGACTAGCAACTAACTTCGCAGAAGGATATAACAACAATCAAGTTGTTCTACCTAAACATCCTAAATCTACTTCCTCAGAAGAACCTGGGGAGGTAGGTATCTGTAACATCTGTGAAGGACCATACGTTGATGGCCACTGCACTACATACAAGTGTTGGAGGTAATTATGAGTAGAGATGCATTAATCATATTCGCAGTCATCTTCATCGGCTTTGTTATGCCAGCCTGGCTATACACGATGTATCAAATCCATCCTGAATATGGATTCTTTATTACAGATGACTTAATCCGTCGAGCATTCGGAGGATAATCATGAGAGATAATCTATTAACTCTTACTTACAAAGCTAAGCACCCCATCAAGGGGCGCTTAGTCTTTTTTATAACAGACGTCTGTTTTTACACGGCAATCATAGTAGGATTCATACTATCATTGCCAATTACGTTACCCATACTATTCTTTCTATGGATAACCAAAGACTTTAGGTCTGATTTATAAGGAGATAATTATGAAGTGGTATTTTTACCTCATCCTCGCTCCTCGCATGTTACTTCTTCGTCCATTCGAATCCTTCAAAGATTTAAGGAACGTTTGGAGAAGAGGGCTTCAAGCTGAATTCACACGCGAGTATCGAGCTATCCGCAAGGATGACATTATGCCTTTCTGGTACTGTGTCTACACAGCACTAGGCAAATGGGATTTATTATAGGAGTTTCATATCGGGGGGCTATCACAGTCCCCCCTCCTTCTTTCACTCGGACAGGGTGTGCTTACTACTATCATCACGAGCGGAGCGAGTGTGCGACAGTGTGCGACGGACCCTGGACAGCGGTCCACGTGTGCTGTCATGAAAATGTTCCATCGGTTCCACGTAAAAACCCCCTTGTGGAACCAACTAATGGAACCACGTTTTCATCAGTAACCGTGCGGGCTGGCAAGGCGTGCGGAGTACTCTGGTTCCACGGTTCCATCAAAAACAGGTTATGTTATAAAACAGAAGTCGACCGTCGACCGTGAACCATGAATTTTTGTTAACCAAAAAGTACTGGAACCAATGGAACCAAACTCGCAAACGCAGTAACCACGCGGAATATTCTGGTTCCACGAGCCATTTTTTACGTGGAACCAAGCGGAACCAGTGGAACATTTTTGGTCACCTACGTCCCTCCGGTGACCGGCTATTCATAAGAATTAAATAATTTAGGAGATAAATATGAAGAAAGAAGAAATAACTTACGCTTATTGCGAGGCATCAAACTGCCCAAACGCTCTTCACGACGAAAAGCACGGCAAAGCCCTCAACCCAAGCTACTGCCTCGATGTAAATTCTACCACCGAGGAGCAGCACGAACCAAGATACTTCTGCCTACCTTGCGCTTACAGAAGCGGGGCAGTAGTTTAAAGCTCAGTCAGCCACCCTTCTCCGGCGGGGTGGCTGGGTGTTTATGTTAAGTAAAAATATAGGAGATATTATGAAAATTAGTGAATGTGATGCATGTGGTGAAGTAAGAGAGTTAGAAGAGTTGGTAGTTGAAAGTGAGATGTATGGAAGTTGTAGGGAATATAATTTAGGTTTTGTGTGCCAAAAGTGTAGAGAAGATAAAGTTATTGTTAATGAATTATTGGAGGGGTAATGATGTGTAGAGTTAAATTTATTAGAGAGCCTAAGGAGCCCAATGATGTATATATTGGGCGAGGCTCTAAGTGGGGCAATCCCTATCGCATCGGCGTGCATGGCTCGCGCGATGAGGTGATTGCCAAATATAGAGATTATCTCGAGAGCAATGAGCATTTAAAGTGCTCATTGCCTGAGCTAAGAGGTAAGAATTTGGTTTGTTATTGCAAGCCAAAAGCTTGCCATGGTGATGTATTAATGGAATATCTAGCCAACTCCTAACGGAGATTGGCTGGGTGTTTATGTGTGCAAAAATTAAGATAGGTAGTTGTATTTACGCTCTGCTAGCAAGAGAAGTGTTCCAAGTACAACAATACTAAAATTAATCCAGGAACCGATTCAGCCACTAGCTACCGCTAGTTGGCTGGATGTTTATATTTTAAAAGGTTGAAGTCTCACCGGCTCCTTAAGAGAAGGATAAAGCTTTGTTTAAAAGGTGGGCCGAGGGGTTACTAAATCCTAGAGTAACTCAGCGAAACTCAGCATGAGAAGGTGGAGGTTTAAATCCCTCAAGATTTCCGATCGAGCCGACGTTAAGGCCCGGGTAAATTATTCTAGCCACTCCCTAACGGGAGTTGGCTGGATGTTTATATGAACTAAAAATTGGAGATTGATATGAATCGTCGAGAGTTTTTAAAATTACTAATTGGTAAACAGGCGCAAGCCAAGGAGGACATTATGTCATTTACCACAAACTATGCCCCATCGCAGGGCTACTCGCTGGTTGTCACACCAAAAGGCAACCTTATGTTAAACGCTACCAGAATCAACCCTGGTGCTGACAAAAGTCCAGACGCAAGAGCAACCTTGCCGATGGATCAATTGTTTGAATACGCTTACGTCAAACCAAATGGCGCTGTCGTAATCAAACAAGTCGGGCAGATGGAATTTACTTTCTATCCTGCAGAGAGAAAAGCTCAAGCTGACATTGTTCAGCCTGAGATCTCTCTCGACTCAGCGTCTAACGCTTAACCTCTGGGGGCTTCGGCCCCCTTTTTTTAATATCTTTTAATAAGACACACTGCGTGTGTGTTTTTTATTTTGGTCCAGAGGGGTGTGCGCAGTCTATGTGCTCAGAAAAGTTTCGGTGCTCCGCACCTCAACGGTTGTTTATAAATAATAATATTCCATGGAGGTTATATGGAAGAAAAATATATTGACGAGTCAATTCGTCGAGAAGCGAGTGATTATTTGTACATACCTGAGTTGAAGAACTCAGAAGTGTTGCAAGTAATTGCAAATAGAAACCAACACTCTAAACCACAAGGAGGTAAACATGAGTAAAGGTGCAGATATATTCGATCCAGCAGATGTTGAGATCGAGATCGATATGGCGAACGGTGAAAACGGTGAGTTACTGCCAACGCAGGACACTCCCGAAGAAGCGTTCATTCCCGATACCATCGGTGATCCAGTAGGTTCTGACAACAGATCCGAACAAGATGACATCGTTCTACCTGACTATTTCTACAAGAAGTATCAGCTAGATAACGAAGGTAATCCTACGTTCAATGCTGGCAGAGTCGGCGGTATTATGAAAATCTTTGACGAAAAACATGGTACGCCAATGACATTCAACAAAGACAACGAAGAACTTGCTGAGAAAGAGCAAGCATACTTCGAAGGTCAAGTTGATTCGATTGTTCTTGGTATGTCACCATTACTTGAAGTCGAGCCTCAAGCAACTGGCATCAACTTTTTACAGTTGGCTACCAGAACTTGGGCTGAGTTTGTATCTGTTGTCTTTGAATACAAAGAATCAATGGCAGAATCAGATCCAAGCAAAGAGATACCTGATTGGCTCTGCGAGCGTGAAGACAAAATGCTTCAGCTCGGTAGGAAGTCAAGATTGTTATCTTCTGCATTGGAAAAGCTCGATGATAAGTTTGGGCTCAAAGATGTCTCAATCAAAGCAGATAGAGTAAAAACTCAAGTCGAGCTAAGATTGCAAAGACTTGCGGAGTGGAACTACAAAAATCTGGTAGACACTTCCAAGTTCAGCGCTCGTGTTATGACGCGTGATGCAAATAGCGCGATGGACGTATCGGACGTAGCATAGTCTAGGTTCGCATCTACCCACCAACCTACTTACTCGGAGTTGGTGGGGTGATGTAAAAATTGTGGGGAGTAGGGGTTGGTTACCGAACACCCAGCTGGGAGATGAAAAGGTCCCAGCACCGATATAAGGACGAGGGTTTTATTAGTTATTTTTATCCCTTCATTGACGAGCGTGGTTCACTCCAGTCCGCAAACGAACCACCTATAATTATTTTTTAACACTCGGAGGTGTGCACATGGGATTAGATATGAATGCAGGTTGGGTCAACGACGATAAAAAAGAAGATGTCGTTGAGTTTCGTTGGAGAAAACATGCCAAGCTACAAGAGTTTATGCGTCAGCTTTGGTATCAGAAACAAGGTAAAGAGGCACCGGTAGGTGTAATGGGTTGCGATTTCAACTGCGAGACTCTTTACTTAGATGAAGTCGATATTCATGAGCTCAAGCAGAAACTAGAAACTTTTACTTTGCCACAAGCAAAGGACGGTTTCTTTTGGGGACAAGAGTATCAAGACGACAGCGCCCGTGAATCGGTGACCTATGACCTTGATTTTTGTACCAAAGCCCTTGCTTGGTTACAAGAAGGTCGTAAAGTTTGGTATAGTTGTTGGTGGTAACACCAGGAGGTCAAAAACCATTATGACACAGTATTCTGAAAAGGTTGCAAAACGCAAAGAAGAGCTCAAACAAGAAGAGCTAGCTAAAAAAGTACACGCCATAGAGATAAGGTCAGGTCGTATCCAGACCTGGTATAAAGATGGGCGTGTTGTAACTGAGTTTCCTCGCGATAAGAGGAAAAAAACTACAGTTGAGTATAGAAATGTAGGGAGACAACTATGAGCAAACTCAAAGATCTCATGCTAGATATCGATGCCCATGCCCAGACTCTCGTCGATGAGGGTTATAACTTTTATGAGTTCATGCAAGCCATGACTAAAAAGTATGGAGACATGGGTGGTGCCTATGCCGAACAGCTATGGAAAGAGCATTGGCAAGACCAATCATCTGATTAACCGAACGGTCTACACGAGTTAGATTAGTAGAAACCGGCTGACTTGTGTTCGTGTAGACGCAATCCTGTGCGCAAGTCAGCCACCTATTCACACAAGGAGGTGTGTTATGAAAAAAGGTCATTTATTGGATAGCACTACAAAATATCTAACTGAAGATGAAATAGAGCTAAACAAACAACATTCTTTAAAAGAGAACAGACATAGCACTGCCATTGCTCTAACTTACGCAGATAAGGAAAGACTAAAACGGGTAGCAAAAGCTTTAGGTCTTAAATCACCAGCTGAAGCTATTAGGTACTTAACTTCTATGTTTATACCTGTTATCGAGGCTTGTTATGAAAATCAAACAGCTGACATCATAAAACAAATGCAAAATACTTTGGTGAACAAATGAAAGTATTTGTTGTAATTACTATGTGGAAAGGTTTAATTGATGAAGTTGAAGTCTTTAAAACTGAACCCACTAACCTTAAACCAGTAGACGAACATGCAGACAATGGTCAGCTATGTTACGAACTACAGATTAAAGAGAAGGAGGAACGCAAGAGGCAGAAAGCTAGACTCTAGTTGTAGGTGAAATCGCAACGTAAAAAAAGGAAGGCCTGTCTAGCCTTGTGTTTCTCTTTCTCTTTAATTTAGTAAATTCACACAAGGAGGTGTGCTATGGAAAACCAAGATATTAAACCAAAAAGCAATCGCAACGATTATAAACCTGTTCTTTTGCCCAAAGAGTTTCATGCAGAACTAAAAGAATATTGTGCAAAACACAGCTTGCCGATGAACCACTTTATCGTAGCAGCATGCCGTAGGCATTTTAAATATCTAGCTGATTTACTGGATATGCAATAAACACACGAGGAGGTGTGCACGTGAAAGATCTTTATCAACTTCACATCCAAATTTCTGTGCAAGATTACGAATGCGAACGTAAACGTGAGCTCGATGTCTTGCCTGACTACACTACCTATTGCCTGGGTTTCACCGACAATACCGGTATAACGGATACGTTAGACAAACTTAGCGACCAAGTTAAGCATCTTTGTGAAGTCTATCGAACTACATCCGAACTTCCCGCAGACACACCGCTGCACGTTGGCCTTTGGTTTACAACCCCTGCCAACAAAGACGACGTAACATTTGAACCATGGAACAAAGAACCGAATCCCAACTGGACACCAACAATTATTCAAGGAGGTAAAAGTGAAAAATAATTGTGTTAAATGGCGTGCAACACTTGCACACAAAGATACTGAGGATATGCAGATAACGATTGAGTTTGATGCGCCGCAATTCTCAGATAATTGGAATTACAAATTGTTAGCCAAACTTGCTTTCATTAAGCAAATCACTATGGGCGAGCAGTTAATTGTAAATAATGTAGAACCTATTGAAACTAAGGAGGAGTAATTATGCATTCAATAAAACCTACCCATTTGATATCAGAAATCAAAGAAAACATGAGAGCTGGTATCAACACCATGATCTGGGGCGGTCCCGGTATTGGTAAATCAGAAATCCCACAACAAGTGGCTGACAGTCTCAACATGACATTGATCGACTTTCGTGCCAACTTGTTTGACCCTGTGGACGTACGTGGCGTGCCCCACATCCAAGCTGTAAAAGAAACAGGCGAACGTTTCACGCGTTGGGCTGTGCCTGATATTTTCCCAATCGAACAACGTGACGGTGAAACCGGTATCTTGTTCATTGACGAATTACCTACAGCACCACCTGCTACACAAAATGCATTCTTGCAATTGTTGTTGACTCGACAGATCGGTGACTATGTCTTGCCAAAAGGTTGGTCAGTCATTGCTGCCGGTAATCGTCTTACCGATGCTGCGGCTGTGTATCAAATGCCATCACCGGTAAGAAATCGTCTTGCTCACTACGAACTCGAAGCTAACCTAGATGACTGGGTATCGTGGGCGTACAACAACAATATCAACTCAGATCTTATTGGCTTCATTCAATACAGACCCGGTTTGTTGTACAACTTCAGTGCAGATGATTATGCGTTTCCTACACCCAGAAGCTGGTCGTTTGTAAGTAACAAACTAAAATATCAACCGGAGGACGTCGACCATGATTCGTGTTTCTTTGGTGTCTCATCTCTAGTCGGCGACGGACCGGCTGGTGAATTTATTGCGTACAAGGAGATTGCGGATAAGCTGCCGGATATCGACAAACTCCTCGAAGATCCTTCCAAATACAAGAAGGACGATAACCCGGCTATCCTGTATGCATTATCCAGCGCCGTCGCAACTAGGGCTAAGCCAGAGTTGATGAAAAACATCATGAAGCTCAATGACAAATTGCCAGTTGAGTTTCAGGTTATCTTGATCAAGGGCTGTTTGGCTATTGATCCAAATCTTAAATCCGACCCATCCATGCGTAAGTGGATTGTCGACAATGCTAACGTCATTCTATAGGAGGTATATATGGCTACAGTAAGAATGTCACAACGATTGACATCAGAAATTCGTAACGCTGCAAAGAAAAAGTTTGCAACCGTACATCCAACCATCGATCATATTTACATTGATGATTGGTTCAAAGAAAACATCTACAACAAAATTGATAAATACAAAGATATGACCAATGAATTGTTTGGCTCTGATGTTTTCAACTACGACCGAATGAGTTCACTTGACACAGTGTATATCTATTCTACGTACACCGATGAAGAAGGTGACGAACGTAAAGTTAATCAACAGTGTGAATTTGAACAAGGTCAGTTCGAAGTTCCTTATCAACTTGCAAACGGTTATTCATCTATGAGTTTGTATTTGCCTACTGAAAATTCTGTTGTGCAAAAAATTATTAAAACTCAAAACCATAATCGTGCAGTAAACAGAAAAAAAGATGCTTATCTTGACAAGATTGATGAAGCGCTTAGTGAATTTACTACACTCAACCAAGCACTCAAAGCATGGCCTGCATTGAAAGACTTGGTAGAAGATGAGTACATTCAAAAAGTACACAAGAAAGTTCCTAGAGCTCAAAAGCAAAAGGAACAACGTGAATTGATTGAGTCTCAAGAACAAGAGCTCAATGAAGTATTACTAACTGCAAACCTATTGGAGAACTAATTATGTCAACTGATTTACTTTACAAGCCCGGCGATTTTGTCGGGTATCGTTTCTGTGGTGGTGTTGGCTATGCTTATCTCAATGCCTACAAATGGTACATCCCAAAGACTTACAAAAACCATAATGATGAAATTGTAAGTCCAGATCCAAAAATTGTGTATCTTGCAACTAAGTTCTATGGACTCAACAGTTCATACGGTATGTATCAAAGTTATGGTTTTAGAGAAAATGGTTGGAAAAACCAAGAAGAATACTATGCTACTCATCCTGAATATCGTAGAGACCATTGGCCTGAAGGTAAACAACCTAACTATGAACAGCACACAAAATATTTTCTACCTGTTTGGCAAGACGATATTTGTTTTGTTGTAGATTTTGATAAAGATGAAAATGAGTACCCTACTCAAAGATACAATTATCAAACGCAAAAATGGGAAAATACTATTGCAAGTGTTCATAACAAATTTAAATGGTTTGATAAAGAAAAGCTAATTAAAGCACTTGATGTTAAATATTCTACATTTACAGGTGACAAACAAATTGCTGCACAAGCTATAGAAAAGTTTGAAAAACGTAAAGCGCAAGTTTTATTACGTAAACTCACAGCTTAGGAGGTACTATGGCTGATCTATTTATGCGTGCTCGTTCACGTCTTATTCTTGACAATCCATTCTTTGGCACCCTATGTTTGCGCCTCAAGCCCGTAGAGCGTAACGATATTGACACGGGTGCCACGGATGGTAAACATCTATTCTACAATCCAAAATGGTTTGGAAAGCTATCCGACCTAGAACGCATTGGTTTTCTTGCACACGAAGTTATGCATGTTGTATTCATGCATCACCTTCGTAGACAAGAACGGCATGCTGAAAAATGGAATGTAGCTGCTGACTATGTCATCAATCTAATACTGACAGACAACAAGTTCATACTGCCATCGGGTGGTCTGTACGACGAACAATACAGAGATATGACTACCGAACATGTCTACAGCATATTACCAGAACCTCCCAAGGGATTTGCTGCAGAACTATTGAAAGGTGGTTGTGGTATTGACGTCCGTGACCATCCCGATGCTGGTACTGCAGAGTCAGCAGGTGCTATCGAATCACAACTTACGGTTGCAATCAATCAAGCAGCAGAAGCCGCACGTGCTCAAGGCAAACTGCCTGGTAGCATGGAATCTATAATTGAAGACATTATCAAACCTAAAGTTGATTGGCGTGCAGTACTTGCAAGATTCTTACGTGCCAACACCAACTCTGACTTTAGTTGGATACGCCCTAACAGACGGTTTATCTGGCAAGGTATGTATATGCCTTCTATGTACAATCCTTGTCTAGAAGAAATTGCTATTGCAGTCGATACATCTGGCTCAGTAAGCGATGAAGAATTGCAAATGTTCACAAGTGAGACGTCTGCTATCTTGCAGGATCTGACTCCAGAACGTGTGCATTTTATTCAATGTGATACTCAAGTACATCAAGATGATGAATACACTCGTGAATCACTTCCACTCAAAGTTAAATACCAAGGTCGTGGCGGGACTTCATTTAGTCCTGTCATCGATTACATTAACAAAAAACATCCGCGTGTAGCTGCGTTAGTGTATCTCACTGACTTAGGTTCAAGCGACTTTGGAGATCAACCCCCCTATCCAGTTCTCTGGGTAACAACTTGTAAAGGAGAGGCGCCTTATGGTGAAATCATCGAAATTTAAACAGTATGCTAAAGAGTTTGGTGTATCTGTTTTATCTGGCGGTGCAGTGTTGCTTGGCTTACTTGCTATTGCAACATCTCTGCATCATTTTCTAATGTTGGTTAGTATCTCAGTTGGTCTGGGTGCAACCATATTTTTATTATGGAGGTTAACAGATGGCTAATGTAATTGCATCTGCAACAACAGCTCTATGGATTCTCATTGAGCTTATTCAATTTGCCTATATGGCATATCTTGCATGGAGGAGTAGACACAATGTTATGGATCGGCATTTTCAGCGCGCTAGGTCTGTTGCTGCTAGCGCTTAAAGTTGGTGGACGTAAAACAATCGGCAACGATATTTTTGTTGACGTATTGATTACAGTTACCCTCATGGTTTGTTTTTACGGCACATTCAGCGGCATGGCTGCTGCTATGGTCGGTGGTCTTTTTGCTTCAATCATTTTGTTTGTGCTTAAGAAAACAATGCGTCATGAAGTATTGACCATTAAAAAACAACCTAAAAAAATATTTAATACAACCATTCATACACCTGCTATTCAATGGCAAACAATTGAACCTAAGTGGGCAAAGAAATGAAAGGTAGTGCTAAATATTTTATGCAACGTGTACATGATGCATGCCTACAACAAGGTGTGCATCTAACGTCAAAACAATTTGACTTGCCTATTGCAGAAGTTAGACAAATAACTATGCAATACGAAGGTTGGGATGGAACTTGGACTAAGTTTCTTATTCAAAAAGATTTAGAAACAACTTTCCGAAACCAATCAAAGTAAGGTAAGCTTAGCGTATGTCTAAGCCACTTAAACATCAACAGGTTATGAAACTTTGTGTGATGACTGAAGAAGATGTCTTCGGTGATAAACAAACTCTAGCAGAGATGATGGAGATTGTTGCCGATGCTATCAAAGAAAAAAGGTTCTATTTTGAACTAATCAATCCACCAAAGGAACATGGGAAACAAGAAAACAGTAGCTAGAAACAAAGGTATATCCTCATCGCCTAAAAGGTTTTTGCAATATCTTTTATGGCAATCTAAATCAAGACGCACTGCTCAAGGTTATGAATACACGTTAACCATTGATGAAGTTTTAGATATTTATAACAAACAACAAGGACTCTGTGCCATTTCAGGCGTAAAGATGACACATTTAAAAGGACAGGGACACCTCCATAAAAATATGTCAATCGACCGTATAGATAACAATAAAGGTTATACGCAAGATAATGTGCATATTGTATGTTATTACATCAATATGATGCGACGCACTATGAATTTGGATGAGTTTAAAGATGTATGCAAAGAAATTACTACATTTACTTTACTCAAAAATTATTGTTCTATTGATGAACTAAAAGAAAAATCTATAAGTGAGTGGTGGAGAATCCAACCTGTCATAAACATGACGGTTGATGCAAAAAAATGAGCCCTGCAAGAGGGCCCATTTACTAGACGTAACTTAGGATACGTATACCCAAAGTTCAATTGTTCCAGTACCACCGCCAGCTGGGCCAGCTTGTACTGTGATATCAATTGTATCATCAGATGAGTACTCATAAGGTGCAAAACCTGCGTCTGTTTTATCAACGCCACCAGCTTGTCCACTTGTAGAACCATCAACGATTCTATCAGGATCGCCGCCGTCGCCAATATCAAGAACTAAGGTTGTACCTGTATCAAGATCGTCAACTTTTAGTACGACGTCATGTACAGTTTCACCAGAGAATACGTCAACCATTTGAATAACATCACTTGTTGCAATAGCAGTAGTAGCTTCGAATTTTGCATATCTAACACCCATTTGCCCAGAAGGAAATGGTTTGAAAGATTGATTACCGTCTACTACGTCTGAAGTATAAGTTGCCATAATGGTCTCCTATTTGTGTATTACATCGACATGATGTAATATCTAAAAACATAAAGCATTCAGGAAGAATGTCAACAATGATTAAGGATAATTAAATGTCTAAAGTTTTAGTCAAACGCAACCCTATTCATCCTTACACATACAAGAATCCTGACGACTTGCCACGCATCCAATGGAAACTAGTTTCTAAAGGAGTTGCATACAACATGGTACACAGTAAGCAAATCGGTTGGGAGCGAGCTAAGAAAGGTGAATACGAAGATTGGCAACAACAAATGAAACAACGAGGTTTTAAAATTTTATGAACAAAATCTATCTTGACTTTGAAACTTACTACGATACAGAAGTATCACTCTCAAAAATTACAACGCTACAATACGTGCATCATCCAGACTTCAAAATCTGGGGTGTCGGTGTAAAGCTTAATGATGAACCTACCGAATGGTATGGTGAAGATGATTATCTTGATGCATTACAACAGATCCCCTGGGAAGACTGTGCAGTTATTTGCCACAACACTTTGTTTGATGCATACATTTTGACACAGCATCTAGGATTATATCCTGCATACTATTACGATACAGCTGCCATGGCCCGGGGTTTGTATCCAAACCAATCAGCTGCATTGAAAGCAGTAGCTGAACGTGTGTTTCCTAACGATGAAACCATGCGTAAAGGAGAGGAACTAGTCAATGCAAAAGGTATTCGCGACTTGCCTCCTGACATCGAAGAACAAATTGCTGGTTATTGTATACAAGACGTAGATCTAACTTATGCAATCTTCAACAAGTTTATACAAGACTATCCAGCTGATGAGCTCGATGTAATCGATCTGACCTGCCGCATGTATGTAGAACCAAAACTGACCTTGAACCGTGAACTTTTGCTCAAGCACCTTGAAGATACTAAAGTTAGAACAGCACAACTTATTGAAGACTCAGGAGTAACACGCGAAGTTCTTGCATCTCAAAAAAAGTTTGCTGAACATCTAGAAAGCCTGGACATTGTTGTACCAACTAAAAAGAGCCCCAATACAGGTAAACAAATACCCGCATTTAGTAAAACAGATTCGGCGTATATACAAATGCAAAATGTTTATCCTGAATACAAACATCTTTGGGATGCCAGAGAAGCTGTAAAGTCACGCTTAGAAGAAACACGCGCACAAAGGTTTCTAGAAAACATTAACCCAGACGGAACATTTCCTGTGCCGCTTAGGTATTATGCCGCACACACAGGACGATTCGGTGGTACAGAAAGTCTTAACTTACAAAACCTGCCCCGGGGATCTGTGTTACGTAAAGCACTTACAGCTCCTGAAGGCCAACGTTTGTTTGTTGCTGACTTATCAAACATCGAAGCCCGCATGCTTGCATGGCTTGCTAATCAACAAGATTTACTTGACGCCTTTGCAGCAGGACGTGATGTATACAGCGAGTTTGCATCACAAATTTACGGCAGACCTGTAACTAAAGCTGACAAACTAGAACGTTATGTTGGTAAGACAGCTATCTTAGGCCTAGGTTATGGTATGGGACATGAAAAATTTAGATACACACTCAAGACAGGTTCTCCTTCAGTCGATGTAAGTTTGATGACTGCGCTTAGTGTTGTTACTCAATATCGTGCAATGTATCCAAACATACCAAGGCTTTGGGCTGCATTTAAAGAACATCTTTACACTATGGCTGCAGGCGGAAACAACACAGGTTTACCTTATGGACCTCTCATTGTTCGTGGTAAAGCTATAGAACTACCCAACAAAATGCGTTTACAGTATCCAGAACTTTCGTTCTTGTCAGGTGAATTTACTTACAACTCAGGTAAAAATACTACAAGAACCTACGGAGCTCGTATGGTAGAGAATGTAGTACAAGCACTCGCCCGGGCCGTAATTGTAGAACAAATGCTAGCGGTAAACAAAATGCCAGAAGTATCAGTTGTATTACAGGTACATGATGAGATTATATCTATTGGCTCAAATGTTAATGCAGACGAGACACTAGCTAAAATAATCGATATAATGAAGACACCTCCACTTTGGTGTTCAACATTACCACTTGACGCAGAGGGAGATCATAGCCAACAATATGACAAATGAGCAATCTAGTTTTAACACGCAGAAAGGGGGACTCAATCATAATCCAAAAAGATGATGAACAACTCTGTAAAGTAACAATTACAGCGTTAGGTCCTAAACAAGTTAAACTAGCATTTGAAGCAGATTCAAAAGTTATCATTGACAGGGAAGAAATATATAATTCAAAACAACAACAATAGGAGATAAACATGGAGTTAGTTTTCCTTAAAGCAAAGCAAAAGCTTGCTAAGAAAATATCGGAACAAGGTGTAACACCTTATCCACTCATTAAGAACTTTACCTCAGTTCATAAAACAATAAAGAAAGATCCAAGTAAGTTATTAACTGAACTTACAAAAGCGGCCGCAGCTGGTATGTGTTTACATAAAGGTCCTCTCAAACGCGAACTCAACCATGAACCTCGCGCGTTGATGACAGACAGAGTTGCATCAACTGAGTTACTTGTATTAGATTTTGACAACATACAAGTACCTTTACCTAAAAAACCTGACTTAAATACTCAAGATTTAGAAAACTTAGCTGAGCAACTTATACAACAAATGCCCCAGGAGTTTCATGATGTAACATACATTGCTCAAGCTAGCGCTTCTCTTGGGTACAAAAAAGATTCTGTATCCTTACATATCTTTTTTATTTTAGAAAACTCTATACATCCAAAAGTTCTTAAAGAAACACTTAAACTATTGAATTATGAAACTGAATTTTTAGCAGAGCGTTTAACTTTATCTGCAAATGGTCAAAGTTTATCTTACAAACTTGACCCGGGTGTAGCTGACAATTCAAAAATTATTTATATTGCACCGCCAACTTTTGTAGGTGATGTAAAAGATCCAATTACAGGTCCTAGATTTGTTAAAGTCGACCGTGGTTCGTCTACCTTAGATCTTTCAGCATTATTGTTTTCAGTTAACCCCGAACGTGTTCACAACTTAGGCGTACAAATAAAAGACAACTTAAGAAAAAAATCAAACTTACCAAAGAAAGCTACTAAAACAACAACCGTCAATATAGCAGGAGAACCCCAAGAGGTATTACAAAACCCTGATAAGATGACCATCGAAGTAAGTAGAGTAGCTGAACCTTATGTTAACTGTAATGTAAATGGGGGTGACAGTGGTGGATATTATTTTTTATTAACAGACCCACATTACATGTATAACTTTAAAGGTGAACCTATTTGGGAAATACAAAAAGCAGATCCAGACTTTTATAAAAATATCTTTGAAATATTTGCAGATAAAATAGATCAAGATAAAAAGTTAAAACCCGTCGCACTACGTGACTTTTACACTGACACTTATTACAACGGAATCTATGATGAAACAATTGAACAATTCACAGATGAGTACCCGCTTACTCCGACAAATAAACAATCGATTGATGATTTTATGCGGTCTCATAATCGTCCTCCCCTCGATTACATTCCTGATGCTAGGGTTGTTTTTGACCCGGCTGTTAATCAAGGTATTCAATTAGACGAAGCTCCATATTATGTAAACATGTATAGGAAAACATCCTATATGTTAAAAGAAGACTCGTCTGCACCCGAACTAGAATATGGGACAGCTAACAAACTCCATGTAGCAACACCACTATTTGCTAAGTTACTGTCTCATGTTCTTGGTGGGGGCAAAACAGAATTTGAACATTTCATTAATTGGCTTGCATACATTTACCAACACAAAAAGAAAACAATGACAGCATGGATCTTTACAGGAGTTCCTGGTACCGGTAAAGGTTTGTTAATTCATAAAGTACTCAAGCCACTTTTTGGTGAACAACAAGTACCTATGCGAGCATTAGAAAACATAGAAGAACAATTCAACTTATACATGCGTACCGCACTCTTTCTTGTAGTTGATGAGTTTCGTATGGGAGATGCAGGTAGTATTGGTAAAATGGCAGACAAACTAAAACACCAAATAACAGAACCTAATCTTACTATTCGCGCAATGCGTACAAATCAAATTGAGCTACCAAGTTTCTGTAACTTCTTATTTCTTACTAACAGAGCTGACGCAGTCAAGATTGAAGAAGGAGATCGTCGTTACAACGTAGGCCCCAGGCAAGAAGTAAAACTAGAAAAAACATATCCAGAACTTTTAAATGATATGGACAAACTAGAAGCAGAACTTTATATGCTTGCAGGAGTATTAACTAAGTTTAAAGTTGATAATCGTATGGCACATACAGCATTAGAAAACGAAGCTAAGATACAAATGAAGAATGTATCTATGTCAGTACTTGAAGAGTTTGCTGCAGCAGTACGTCAACGCAACTTAGAATACTTTACTGAGATATTAGATATACCACTTACAAACACCTTTGATGCTGGTGGCATAAGTACAGCACAACGTTACATTAAACACTGGGTTGCTACTGTAGGTGAAGAAATAGTCATACCTATGAGTCAATTTAAATTACTTTACGATGTGTTAACTGACAGCCGTAACAAACTGTCAACTCGTGACTTTACTAAAGCTATGTCGCGACTAAACATTAAGACAGCTCGTAAGCGTGTAACAAAAGACAGAGATGCATCTATACCACGAGGGGTTGTATTAACGTGGAAATTAGATAATAATGTTCAGAACTCGTTAATTAAAGAACACTTTGATGAACGAGATAAGCAACTAGTAAAAGGAGTTAGCTAAGGCTATCTAAACTAATGACCGAGCTTGTACAAAACAAGCGTCCAGATCTAATCAATATAACAGAACTGGACAAACCCACGGAAATGGGACTTATCCCCGCATGGTCGCACTCCGCTTTAAAAACCTACGAAGCCTGTTCTTATCGTTCTTACATAGCTAAAGTTAAAAAGGTACAAGAAGACTTTGGACCTGCAGCTGCACGTGGTACAGAAATACACCAACAAGCTGAAGACTATGTAAAAGGAGAACTTGCTGAATTTCCAGACACTCTTAAAAAATTTGAATCACAATTTGAAGAACTCAAAACCCTTTTTGCAGATGCGAAAGTAGAACTTGAAGGGGAATGGGGGTTCACTATTGACTGGAAAGCGTGTGGTTGGATGGCTCCTGATGTTTGGGGGCGTGTTAAGTTAGATGCGATTGTACATGAAACAGAAACATCAGCGCGAGTTATTGACTATAAAACAGGCAAACAATTTGGTAATGAGATAAGCCATTCACAGCAAGCTTTAACTTACGCAATAGGAAGTTTTATGAGATACCCTGAGTTAGAAAGTGCTAATACAGAAATCTGGTATCTAGATCATGGAACAACTATGGAACAAACTTACACAAGAGATGAAGCTATGGTATTTATGCCAACCCTTCATGAACGCGCAATAGCAATGACTACTGCTACTAAGTTTCCACCCAATCCGTCGAAACAAAACTGTCGATGGTGTTCATTCAAAAACGGAGAACATCCGATTTGCGAATGGGGTATGAAATAAGTATAATAACCGTTTAACAACGAACGAATAACAATGAGGAACGAAACATGGAACACATCCCTGCTTACGAGCATCAAACAGAAACTACTAACTTTATTCTTTCACACCCCCGTTGTCTTATTACATCAGATCCCGGCACTGGCAAGACTAGAGCAGTCCTCGACGCTGTTACAAATCTTCCAGGACGAGTACTTGTACTTGCGCCGTTATCTATACTTGAGGCAGCTTGGGTTGAGGACATAAAGAAATTTCAACCTAATATTAACTATGGAGTAGCTTATGCTAAGAATCGTAAAAAAATATTTGCCGACCCTTCGTACGAAATGGTTATCACTAACTTCGAAGCTGTCAATTTTCTACATAGAAATACAAACTACCTTGCAGGATTCGATATTATCGTTATTGATGAATTCACGGCATTTAAAAATAGAGAAGCCAAACGCTCTAAGAATCTCAAATCTTTTATCTCACACTTTACTTATAGGATTGCCATGTCTGGTACTCCTAATAGTAATTCTATTCTAGATCTTTGGCATCCTGTATTACTTGTTGATGACGGTGAGCACTTGGGCCAGCGCTTTTTTGCTTATCGTAATCAAGTATGTACACCAAAATTCAACGGCTTTGCCAATGAATGGATAGACAAACCAGGCATTGAAGAGGCCGTTGCAGAAAAACTCAGCGACATTACTATTCGCTACAAACTAGAAGATTGCGTAGATTTACCACCTAATATCGTCCGTACTGTACGTACACATCTTTCTCCTGAGATCCAGCAGATGTACAAAACCTTTGCTGAAGAGAGTGTTCTATACACTAAAGCAGGTACGATTAATGCTGTACACGCAGGGGCCCGGGTTAAAAAGTTACTACAACTTATCTCAGGTGGAGTTTACGATGATGAAGGACAAACACAATACTTTCATCAAGAACGCTACAATCTAGTTATTGATCTTATCAAAGAACGCAAGCATTGCATTGTTGCATTCAATTGGAAACACGAAAGAGATGCACTTATAGAGCAAGCTGAAAAAGAAAAGCTTTCATATGAAGTTATTGATGGTAGTGTTCCAGCAGAAAAACGTAAAGATATTGTTGCACGATTCCAGGCCGGTCAGATACGTGTGTTGTTTTGTCATCCACAATCTGCAGGCCATGGACTTACACTTACAAAAGCTACCACAGCCATCTGGTGTTCACCAACATACAATGCTGAGCACTTTCAACAGTTTAACAGACGTATACACAGAGCCAGCCAAACAGAAAAAACAGAAACCATATTGATTGCAGCACATAAAACCTGGGAGGAAGATGTGTATGCAAAATTAAATGGTAAACTAGGAAAGATGGAGAATTTACTCCACATTCTAACAGGACTACAAAATGCCAATGAAAACACTCGAACAACTTGATCTTGATATAACAGAAACAGTGGAGCAACTTAAGAAACGACCACTTGATTCTATTGCAGCTGCTTTGGTATTTGCAATGTCAGAACTAATCGTAGCTCGTGAAGATAAAGAACCAACCGAGTTACAAGAACTAATTTTACAAGCCGGCAAGGAAGCGGTGATGTTAACAGACGGGGTGTACCTTGCACAACCTCGCGGTACGGAGACGATACATTGAACGACGAAATACGAAACATGGATGACATGTTGAATGATCTCGCGGAAACGCGAAAAGAATTAGCTAGTTTATTAGAAAAAGAAAAGATTCTTAAATCTAAAAAACTAGAATTAGAAACACAAATCGCAACTACACTAAAAGATCAAGGGATTGATCGAGTAGGAAATGATGCGTGTACTCTTTCTATTAAGGAAGAGATTGTTCCTACGGTGGAAGACTGGGATAAAGTTTACCAGCATATACTCGATACAAAACAGTTCGAGCTGCTGCAAAAACGTATGTCAGCTACTGCTTATAGAGAACTGTTACAACTTGGCATGGATTTGCCGGGTGTAACATCAACGGAATTGACCCGAGTTAACTTCAGGTCAAAGTAATTAACCAATATCAACGAAAAAAGGAGTACGTACTATGAGTGATATTGCACTAGTAAGTGATAAAGTCCCTGCACACGTAGAGGCTGGTGGTGGTTTAGGTAACGAAAACGTTACTGCAGACCATCTTCAAACCCCTAGGGTTAAACAACTTCAACAACTCAGCAATGAGGTGGATGAAAACCACAGTGAGTATATTGAAGGTAGTAAACCAGGTGATTTTATCAACACCATTACAAGAGAAAACTACGGAAGAGAGATCTACGTTATGAACGTAAAGTTCACTGAAGAGTTTGTCGCTTGGAAAAAACGCGAGAAAGGTGGAGGCTTAGCAGGTACATACGCTACTGAAAAAGACGCCATCGACAGTCTCGTAGCCCAAAAAGAGAACCCTGAGGATTATGATATTACTCAGACTCAATCACATCTTTTAATTAAGAAAGATGCGAAAACGGGTGTACTTGATACGCCATTTATCTTTGACTGTGCTTCATCGAAGCTAAGAGTGTCAAGAGAATGGAATACTCAAATTGCTCGCCTAGGTGGAGATCGTTTTTCATCTCTTTGGAAGATGTCTTCTTCACAAACCCAAAACAGAGCTGGCCAAAAGTTCTACAACATTGCTGTAGAGAACGTTGGCTGGGTTACTGACGTTGACTACGAAAGCGCTAAGAAAGTTTTCGAAAGCGTTTCTAAGTAGTTAATTTACTTACATGGTGCGACTTATACTGTCGCATCATGTATACTCATCATTATGTATATGTACACGGAATGTCCAGGTTGTAAAGAACCACAAATAAATTGTACGTGTCCCAAAGGTCAATACTGGGATCATACAACTCAAGAGTTCTACACTTGGCCAGAGTTAAAAGTATTACATAATGAGAGAAAAGGAATTCATCAACAAAATCCACAAGAAGTTACCTAAAGAAATCTACAAGTGGAAAATCAACGATCCGTATCACGGAGGTGTGCCTGACACTTTCTACTCAGGTCCAAAAGGATTTGCTTTCTTTGAATACAAATACATACAAAAGCTCCCTAAACGAGGAACGTCTAAAATTAAAGTTGACCTTTCTGCACAACAGCGTGCCTGGCTGCAACGTCAGTATGACTACAACATACCTGTGTATTACATTTTAGGGTCCCCGGAAGGTTGTATTGTAAGTCAAGAGTTTCAAAGAGAGTTTTTTACTTTAGATGAGTTTACTCAGTGTGCCTGCACAACTGATCAATTTATAGACAAAATAATCAACATATGTTTACAATAAAGGAGGAAATATGGAATTTGACCCTGTAAATAAGCCAATACATTATAACCAAGGTGGTATTGAGTGTATTGATGCTATTGAGGCGAGTATGACGAATGAAGGTTTTTGCAACTACTGTAAAGGAAATATTATGAAATACCTTTGGCGGTGGGAAAACAAAAACAAGAAACAAGACTTACTCAAAGCGCAATGGTATTTAAATAGGCTTATTAATTCAATAAAAGAAGATGAGTGACGACGTATTACATTTTACACACCTTTCTAAAACTCTAGGGAAGTGCACAAGTATGGCCGACAGTCCATGCATTGGTGTTTGTACGGTTACACAATGGGGTGACGATCGTTGTAAAGGGTGCGGGAGGACTGCACTTGAGATTAGACAATGGGGAAAATACTCTGATATAGAGAAAAAACTCATAAATCTAAGAAATGCCAACGAAAAGTACGCTATTAGACAGCTAAAAACTGGAAATCGCACACAACGCACGGAGAAGCCCTCTACTGCAATATAGGGGTTTTGATACCTAGAACATTAGGTGGTATGAGAAACGTTCACCAGCGCGATTAGGTGAAGCCGTTTTTTCAAAAAGTGCCAAAAATTAGCACTTCCAGCGTCTTCGCGCTTGTCTTAACCTTGAATTTGGATTTTTCGCTGCTTTTGGAAACTTTTTCATTTGACCAGCAGATCTTGCACAAAAAGACTTCCTTCTTTTCGCTGCTTTACTACCTTTTTTTACCTTACCGGTAACAGCTGTTTTAAGTTTTGAACCAGGATTGAGTCGACGATATGCCTTTACTCCTGCTTTTGTCATACCCGCACCAGACTTCGTAGAACGAAAGTTCTTTTTGTTTCTTGCTGGCATTTTACTTTTTCTTCTTGCGGGCATTTGTTCTCCTTTTTCTTACAATAGTTTTTACATTTCTTGGTTTACCACCTGGGTTACCAGCTGCACGCTTACGTTTTACCGCGCTGCGCTTTTGTGCTGCAGTCATTGTACGAGCTTTTGACCGTGGCACACACTTTGGATATTTACGTTTGCTTTTACCTTTAGCAGACTTCCTACCACAAGCTTGATACTTACCCTTTTTCTTTGGTGCACCGATATCAACCCAGTCACCTTTAGGGCCTTTACCAAACCATGCAGTCAAACCGCCTGTAGGTTTAGCCATTACCTATATCCACCACCACGTTTTTTATAAGTACGAACTAACCAACCGTTGGCATATGCTGAAGGATATACCTTAAACTTACGTTTAGCTTCAGCCTTTACCCTTGCATATAAGCTTGGGTTAGTTGGAGTTGCACCTTTTCTTTTAGTGGTTTTCTTTTTTGTTGCTTTCCTTGGCATTATTTCTTCTTCCTTGGACGTCCCCTTTTCTTAGGAGGTTCCGGTTTATATCTTTGTTGACCCCATTTAATGAGGCTTGAATAGCTTTCTTTTACTTTAGTAAGAAACTTATACATATATTCCATATAAAAAACTCCAGCCATAATTAATGCGGCTCCTATAATAGTACACGAAATTACGGTCATTTTCTCCTTCTTCGCGCAGTTTTTGTACGTTTAAAGGACCTATTCGATTTCTTTGATTCCATGCGAATATTCTTTACTTTCGCATTTAGAGGGTTGTTATCTTTGTGTGCTACGTCTTTACCATCACCTTTCTTTGCTTTGCCCAAACGCACCATAATACGTCTAGACTTATTACGTCCAGCTCTACGTTTCTTTTGTTTAGGTTTAGAGTGATAATTATCGTATTCTTTACGATAGTTACGAGGCATCTCTACTTACCGACTTTTTCCTGCGCTTTTTTGTGCGCAGCTCTAAAAGTATCTCCCATAAGCATACGTCTTTTCATAAAAGCCATATGTTTTGTAGTGTGATGTTTTGAATGCCGTTTCATAGCATTCTCCTGCCTTTTGGTAAGGGCTTTCTTTTTGACCTTCATTGCAGGTCTTTTTTTAGTTCTTGGCATTATTTACGTTTAACTCCACGTCCCATAAGAACATCAGCATAAGTTACTTTCCCATCTTTATTTAAGTCAGGAAATTTCATTTTGCTTTTCTTTCTTTTGTTTTTGCGAGCCTTTGCAGCTTGCATGTATTTTTCGTTAGCCATCTGGTTTCTCCGATGTTGATATTAAAAAATCAATGATTTTTATTTTATCGTTTACTTCTGCTAGTTGTCCAACTAATTTATCTAACTCAACACTGTATTCTATGTGTTCAGGTATGCTAGTTGGATTGTTCAACAGCACTTCTAAATCTAGACTTATTTTAGCACGTTCTCCGTGCAACACTTCCTTTTGTGCGCAAAGCACTCCTAGCTTATTCATAGTTACCTACTTCTTTTTCTTTTTAGTCTTTTTCTTGCCGTAAGACATTTTCATAGGTTTAGCTTTTTTAGTCATAGACTTCTTTTTACCGTATCCGTATGCCATGTTTATTCCTCCGCAATGCATATGTTTATATTACCTTATTGTGGTTTAGTTGGCCACACTACACTATCAATATCTGTTACTGATGAATTAGTAGCAGGCACGTCCCGTAGAGCTTGTCTGTATGTAGCCCATTCTGTCTTTTTTTCTGTTGTTAAGGGGCTATCAGGACTTTGAGTCCAATCTGAGTCTTCTAATAGTCCATTTCTTATAGTTCTAACAACTGGGTTTATATCAGGTGTATATTCTGTTGGTACACCATTAATAATTTTATATTGTAATCGATCATGGTACCCCTCTATAATTCCATCTCCAGAATTAAGAAGAATATCATTTAAGTCTGTAAGCCCTTGAGAGCTACCATGACTATGTATTAAACCCGTTTCAATATCGTATACTGTGTATTCCATAATCTTTAAGTTGTATTATCAATATCTATGTATATAGACTGGTATGTCGTATTAAGTTGAGATCCTGAGTTATTCCAATTTACTCTCCAATAAACTGTTTCTTGTGAGCTGGACATACCTGTGAGTGTGCCTTGAAACACGAACACATAAGTTCTATAGTTGTTTCCAGCATCAGTATTTATTGAGGTAGAACTATTACCCACACCCCCTAAACTTACCCAAGTACTTCCGTTATAACTATATTCAATAGTGCCTACTCTTGTACTACCTAAAACTGCTGAATAAATAACTTGAAATGTTGCATTATTTCTTATGTTTGCCGTAGTAGTATTCATATACACAGCTTCTACACTGTTGATTGTTGAACCAACAAAAGAACCTGTCCAATGTTGGTTTTTTGCTTGTACTCTTAAAGGTACTGTACCCCCAGTCTGGTTAATAATATCAACACTAACATCTGCAAAATGTTTTACATTTAAAGTATCAACGTCAATTCTTGCAGAGTTAATTGTGCCAGCATTTATTTTAGTCGCATTTAGATCATTAATTTTAGCATTTGTAATTTGAGCGTCCCCAATTTTAGCCGTTGTGATATTTCCGTCCGCTATCTTAGCCGTTGTGATAGCTGCGTTCGCTATCTTAGAACTTTGGATAGTTGCGTTAGCAATACGTGCATTTGTTATAGCTCCGTCTTGGATACGTGCACTATCTATAAATACTGTACCTCCACTTACAATAAAAGGTGCAACATTTGTAGATCCACTCCAAATCGCAAACTTATCAGCCTGAAACTGCACGTATGATTGTAAGTTAGAACCACTGTTTGCATTTGCACCAATCAGCATACCTGCAGCTGATACACTACCATTACTTTCTACACTTGCTTTGATCACATACATGGCATTTAGGTTGCCATTTATAGTAGAAGTTGTATTACTAACAGTTGTTATGTTTGCTGCATTTGTACTGTCTGCACTGGTTAATACAGAGTACCCAGGCATGTTAGCTAGGGTTTCACTCAAGTCCGTCATGACTGCCGATACATTAGAAAGCGTTGTAGCTTCTACACCGTTGGTATTATTAAAAGGCCCTTGTACATCATTGGTGCTTACATACCTAACCCAATAGTAATAAGTTTCGTCATAACCAACTTCGTCGGTATATATGAATGCGTTTGTTGTTGCCCGTAGAGTCGCACCCGCTAAGTTGTTATCTCTTGATCTCCAAATTTCAGTATAAGCATGATTACCGTACGGTGCACTAGCACTCGTACCATTCCAATCTAATATAATTGCAGTAAAAGCTGCGCTTGCTGTAAGTGATATAGGAGCTGGAGGAATACTTAAATCACCAACAACCTCATCTATTGGACCAAAATCACTTGGACCCGTCCCTGCATTTGGGTCAAAAGGGTTATCGTTTTTTTCTTTAACTACACCACTATCAATTAGTTCTCTAACTGTTACCGCTCTATCAAGTGGATGTCCTCTTTGCCCTGTGTGCACACCTAAAATTTCATGCATGGCTTTTAGTGAGCCAGCTAGTTCTTTATCTACAGTGCCTGGGATTGGTTTTAAACCGGGGAGTTTAGTTTTATCAGTAGCCACTAAACACCTCTTAGTTCATCAATAGACTCACCTATACATACTTCGTTAACAGTTTTTGCTGAAGATACCTCAATAGCAAAAGTTCTATGCATACTTGCAGGTAAACGTACTATAGGTTCATAAATTGTTGTTGCACTAAAGCTCGGTGTTGTACCGGTTACAGAATACACACTACCTGCTGTGCTAATGGTAGCGTTATAAATAACAGAGCCATCACCATAAACTTTCAATGTTACAGGAAAAGCCTCTGCATCTACTTTTGCAAAACCCATACTTGTTGGCTTTGCAGTTACAAACTCTTTTGATTTCCAAGTACAAGTTTGATCGGTTGTGCCTCCTTGAAACTTCTTAATATCATTATCAATGATAATATACAATTCATTATCATCAGGATCTGTAAACCCACCTCGTATTTCTTCTGAAGCAGTAAGTGTTGTAAAGGTTGATTCACCACCCCGTGGATCAAAAATAAACCCACCGAAGCCAGAACCTGTATTGTAGTAACCTACATAACGACCTTTCCATAAAAACCCATCAATTGTGGTTGGGTAATAACTTGATTGCCATTGATCAGGACTAATTAGCCCTTCGGTTAAGATTCTAACTTGTGCACCTTGTATAGCAACTAACCCATCGGGGCCAGCATACATAACGTATTCACCCATATCTACCATCGAGCCTTTACTTAAACACGCTTGAGCTGCTTCAATACGTACAGCACTCATCGATTGTGGGTCTGTACCTGCAATTAAATATGGTGTGCCTTTTGTACCTACAACTAAACCATTACTTGTTACTGCAATCGCTACAACCTCTTCTTCAAGAGTTATACGATAAGCTGCAGGCCAAGCATGAGGTAAGAAGGGTTCAGAGAAACAAACTCTTTTACCCGTAAACCCAGCAAATACACCGTAAGGCATTGCAACAAGACCTTTCATTGGCCCATCTGCATAGAGACTTGTATCCTCATTTGGCGGACCAATCCAATATGTAGATGGGATAAGTTCTGCTAAATCATCATTATCAGAAGTATCTGTGTAAGAAGTTGTAGCTAAAGTAACTTCAGCTACAAATTGAAAAGCAGTTGTATTTGAACCTGTGTTTGATCTGTAAATACGTTTCTTACTTAAGTTAGTGTTTGTTCGACCGGTGCCCGAGGTACTTGTTTCAAGACCTGACACCACGACTTTTCTATTATCATCCGTGGTTACAACGGTAGAAGCTGCTGAAGGGGGTCCTTCTTCCCCGTACGCACTTACAAAGGTGTACACATAAGAGGTACTGTAATCAATTAATGCGCTCGATGCGTCATTAAATGTCGCACCGTTTGTAATGGAGCTTGAAGTCCCTGAAGAAGTAGCTGCACTATTTACTTCGACTGTTAATGTTGTTGTACTTGGTACCGTTACAATCTTATGATCTACATTAATGTCTGCAGCAGGTACGCCATTAACAGCGCCAAAGTCAGCTAACTTAACGTATTGACCTACAGAAGCACCATGAGCACTAGCTGTAGTTACGGTTAACACCGATGAACCGTTGGTCGTGGTTATTGTAGCGTTGATCCCGGTTGGCGTTTCAAGGGCGACGGTCGGTGCTGCTGTAGGTGCTGGTATACCCAACCTGTAAAAATTACTAGGAAAAGGTGCAGATCCAACAATCACATCACTTCTACCCATACGTGGGTAAGACTGTCCTGACCAATACACCGTGTTGTTAGTATCACCAGCAATCGGTCCTGGTACAACATCTACATCTTCGTCAAACTGTAACCACCGCTCAGGAGAATCTGTATATTTAAATATACTTGTACGACTTGTATTACTTAGAACTAACGTCTGTGAGTTATCCGTAATAGGTACAATCCTACCACTATCTAGGTTTACATCTTGTGCAGTTTGAGCGAGATTGTCTTTTAGTAGTCTAGGTGAGACTTGAGGAGCCAGTCCGCCAAACGTGATGAGCTTAAAGTACGCCATATGTTAATAAATTTATTCATCTTAAATTATACACGATTATGCTGACAATACCGGATAAGATAATCCAGAAGGCTCTTTCAAAGGTGCTAATCCCTTTAGAGTTTACAATAGCTTTTTGTTCGACAATTTCTACCCTATCTTCGAGTCTATCCATTCTTGCGATGAATCTATCGTTTTGTTTCAATACAGTAGTTACTCTCTCTTCAATCCTTGCAATTGCAATGACAGCATCCGAAAGTTTGTCTATTTTAGTTTCTAATTTTTCTAGTCTGTTTGATACTTCGCTACTCACTTAATAACTCCAAATGTGAGGGCGTGGACTGTAGTTCTCTATCTCTGCGATATCTAAATGTATAAAGCGCCCGCCTCCCTTTTGGTTAACACCGATACCGGTAAAACCATGCGCTATGCCTTTGTATAACACCTGTAACGCTTTTTCATGGCTAACAGCGATATCAACTGCTAACCCAAGCGCATGTGTACCTGGCTTGCTTTTCTTAGCTTCTATAGGATGTTCAGGACATCTATAGCCAGATGATATAACTAGGGGAAATCCTAGGTCATCACGCAATACTTGTAGTTTATCAACTAATTTTGGATTAATCTCGTTTTTGCCGCAATGTTTGCACTTAAATTCGTCGAGTTTAAAGTTTTTCCAGCTATTCTTCTTTTTGAACACTTTTAATTTTATCCTCTTGTATAGCCTCTTTCAGCTCTTTAGAGGAATGGACTTGTGCAGCCTGACATTTCTTAAGTTGGTAAGAAATATCTGCAATCTCTTGCTGAAGTTTCGCTAGCATGTTGAATCCATCTATAACTCTGGGGGTAAGATCCTCAATTAAATAAGTCTCTCCATCAAAGTTAATCTCCTTGATTTTGTCATCTGACATAATTTACTCCTTATTTTACTTTTTATTAGACGAGCCGAAGTAAAAAGATATTACGGCTGTCGCTATCCCGGTGATACTACCGATAACTAACATAACGATATCATCACTTGAATCTGGTTGTGGGTACAAAGTAACCATACCAATATACCCAAAGAAACCTACTAAACAAAGAACACCTAAAAACTTTGGTGTCCAATCTGAACTAAACTTATCTCTAGCATCTTGTACATCTTCTGTTTCTAATCTAAAGATATCTACATCTAGTTCTTTCATTTGTAATTCAAATTCTTTTTCAGCTTTTTTAAGCTGCATCATTTGTTCTGATGTAAGGTTGTTCATCGCAGCTTCAATAGACTTTGGATTATTAGGTACCCCTAATACACCACTTAAAATTTGACCTGCTTGTCCACCAAGAGGGCCGCCAATTGCAGCTCCAAGAGTTGGTGCTAATGCGCCTAAGACTGATTTAAGTTTCTTCATAAATTAATTATATACTAATTTGCTGCAATGTATGCTTTACCAGTTGCAATAGCATCAGTGTATGATGATTTATCATCAGAACTTCCCGCTACGTCAGGTGTATCATCATCTTCATCTATAGGTGCATAAGCTAGGATAATTTCTAAATGGTCAACATTTCTTTGCACTTTAGTATTTATTTCATTTTGCGTTTCACCTTCCATAACATATTCTGAATCTGAGCCGTTTGTATTGATATCATTTATAAGCGTTACAGAATCATTTGCTGCTGATAAAACTTCTGCTACAGTTTGTGACATATTTATTCTCCTTTGAGTATGTTAATTTCGTTTTGTAAGCTATCGCATTTTGCTGATAGCTCTTGAACTGCTTTAATTAATGGATGCACAAACATCTCTTGTGATATACCTTGTATGCCTGAATCTTCTTCAATATCCCACCCACCAAAATCTGTAATGTTATGATCATCCATTGCTTGTTTAACTTCTTGGGCAATAAGACCGTACATTTTGTTTTCATAAGTCCTTTCAGTTGCTTCTGCATCATAATCAGGTAAGTTAGTATCTATTTCTGATTTAGGTTTCCATTTGAATGTGACTGGTCTTAAATCATTTATAAAATCTAAACCACAATCAGTATTATCAACAATCTCTTCTTTATAGCGTTCATCAGAAACCCTAGACCAAGAAGCATTTGAATCAAAATGATTATAAACTCTGTCTGAACCAGTTGATGAGCCAAAAGTTAATGAGTTGTAATCTCTTTGTGCTTTTACAGCATAACCAAGAACAATATTATAGTTTGAGTTAGTTCCGAAGTTTTGTGTATTAACACCAATAAAGGTATTAGCAGTACCAGTAGTATTGTTATAACAAGCTGAACCACCTACAAATGTATTTGAATTACCTGTAGTAGTAGCATTTCCTGCTTCTCTACCAACAAAAGTAGATTTATCTGCTGTAGTTACTGCATAACCTGCACCTGAACCTATAGCTGTACAATTATTAGAGGTTGTTTGTGCTACTAAAGCATTTAGACCTACAGCAACATTATGACCACCTGATGTCATAGCACCCAAAGCATCTTTACCAAAAGCAGTATTGTTATTGCCTGTACAAGCATCTAAGGCTTGGTGTCCAACAGCAGTATTTGATACACCTGTTGCACAATATCTAAGTGCATTTTGACCAATACCAACATTATTGCCACCTGTAGTGTTGAATTGCATTGAATTATCACCATAAGCGACATTTTCACTTGCTGTAGTCGTATTATTTAAACTCGCTTGACCAAAAGCACAATTATAATTTCCTGTTGTTAAATTCTGTAAAGAACCTGCTCCAAAAGCATTATTTTGAGTCCCAGTAGTACAATATAATAAAGCGTATTTTCCAAAAGCACTGTTGTTAGATGCTGAAGTTATTGAATACAAAGAAGCATATCCAACAGCAGTATTATATTGACCTGTTGCTGCTGCAGTATTAGAGGCAAATGCTTGATGTCCTATACCAACATTAAATGTTCCAGTTGTAGTTAGTTCTCCTGCTTCAAAGCCGACAAATACATTTTGTGAGCCTGTAGTAACATTTTTAGCAGAATCTTTTCCTACAGCAACATTAGTTGTCCCTGTTGTGTTTGATAATAAAGCATTTACACCAACAGCTACATTATCATTAGCTGTCGTATTAGCTGATAAACTTGCGTTACCCACAGCAACGTTTCTTGTCCCTGTGGTATTAGCATCTAGCGAATATTGACCTATAGCAGTATTGTCGTGTGCGGTGGTGTTAGCACCTAAAGCTGCATAACCAATACCTATATTTGCAATACCAGTTGTATTTGCATCTAAGGCTTTGTATCCAATAGCAACACCTGAATGTCCTGTTGTATTTAATAATAGGGCTTCGTGTCCTATTGCTACGTTATTACTAGCAGTTGTATTTCCTCCTAAAGCTGATTCTCCAATAGCAACATTATTATTTCCTGTAGTATTAGCATCTAACGCTTGATAACCAAGAACATTATTTCCAGCACCCTCAGTTAAAGATGCAAAAACATCTATACCAACCCCAGTATTACGATCTGCTCCATTTATTGTGCCTGTGGCGTTATCACCAATCATTATTGATGAAGTACCAAAGGTCTTAGCATCAGATAGACCATTGATGTCACTTGCACCACCAGACATATCAGTCCAAGTCAAAAGAGCAGTAGCACTATAAGATAATATCTGACCATTACTAGGGTCATTGCTTATATTTAATTGAGCTAGTCCAACTGCATCGTCAGCTAAAACTCTTGATGTGACTTTAGTGTTTGCCATTTATTCTTCTGCTAATGCTTCCTCGTTTCTCTGTGCTGCTGTTTGTATTACACCCAAATCATAAGCTTGATCTATCTGTGCTGACTCACCCACTGCCATTGCTATTTCGTTTGCATTGCAATGTTCTTGTAGTCTTTGCAAGATATCTGCTTTAGCACGTTGTATTCTTGCTTGGACAGCATTTTCTACCCAATCTTGTGGTGTATTAGCTACATATTCAAATGCTTTATGATCTGAATCTGAAACATCTACGCTATAAGTTGCCATATTTTTCTCCTTATCCTATTAAAGTCATTGATGCGGTTCTCCAAACGGTATAACTTGTAGAAGTATTATCATACCAATTTTCATTTCCAAAAGTTACATAGTCATTAGCACTTAAGTCTAAAACTTGTGCCATTTGTCTATAGTGATATCCATTGGATACATCATTAAGAGATTGTGAAATAGTTGAACCATTAACAAGAATTGTTGCATCTCTTCTTGATGTATCTACACTCATAATGGTATTAAATAAAATTAAATACAATCCAGCTACAGGTGCGGTAAATCTTGCTTGGTTACTTACCACACTTACTGTTAATGTACCTCTGCTGTATGTTCCTGCTGCAAAAGTATTAGCTTGTGCGTTTGTATTGCTACTATTGGTAACAGATCCTTGCACATGAGGTTGTTTTGGGAATGTTACCCTACCACTTGTGTCTGTAATCATAGTTTCATAATTGGAAGTCGTATTGTAAGTTCTTAAACTTCCATCATTCGTAATATAATCTGCTAACCATCTTTGATGCGATGATTGCAATACTAGAACAGGATATGCTGTATTTTCAGCACCAATTACAACTGCATTATTTGAACCCCCTGTTCCATCAAGTGTTGTAGAAGCAACTGATGTTGTTCCTACTAATAAATGACCGCTCGCATTGAGTCGCATTTGCTCGGTTTCGTTATTACCCCAAATTAAATCTCTACCACTTGAATTTTGATACATATGCACACCTGTACCATTCATAGCAATAGCAAAAGAGTAACCGTTTCCTTCAACTCTAAATTGACCTGCACCACCTGCACTCATATCAATGTCTGTAGCTTTTGAAACAAGCAATTGATTTGAGTCTGATGTTGAACCAATAGAAACATTACCAGATGCTTCAAACCTGACTCGTTCTGAACCACCTGTAAAGATAGAAGCATAGCCACTTGCTTCATTTAGGTATAAAAGTTCACCACCTTGTGATGCTTCATTCCCTAGACTTACGCCACTTGAATCTACTGCAATAAAACCATGCCTAGTTCCATTGCCAATCTTTGCTTTGTCCCCTGAACCTGTTGTACTGACATGCAATAAAGTATCAGGCGAAACACCCACCCCAACCTGTTCAGACGAATTAATTGTTATCGCTGTAGCATCCCCACTATCTGAAATACTAGGGGTACTTGATAACTCGCTTGGTATTTTAGTGTTTGCCATAATTAAATATCCTGTATCCTATCTCTTGCTTCTTGTCTTGCGGTGGTAATGTCCTCAGGTATCGCTTCACCTGTTTCTGTTTTTCTAACAACATACCAATCGGTATCAGCTAAATATCTTCTAGCATCTTTGTTGCTTCTAAATACAGCACTCTCGTCATCAAGCTCTTGAATCTGTGAATCGTTTGGTGTGGTCGTGCCATATTTGACCATGTTTTCAGCTTCTTCTGCAGTGTAAGTACCTTCCTCATGGTATTCATAAGCTGTTGGCACTCCATCTACTTCGATTAACCTATACATATTAGTTATCCATTATATATCCGTAGTAATAAACCCTACGAAAGTCATTTGAGTTTGTTGCTACGATAGTCCCATGAGTTACATTAAAATCTCTATCTGCTGCATTATCTATTTTATACATAGACATTGCTCCGTCATTGTAATACCAATCATCAACATGGAGCAAAAGTCTTGGACCATGAGCTTGCCCTTGTTGAAGATACATATATTGATCACCGCCTGAATTTCCTGAAGTTATCCAAATCCCCATAATAACTCTTGAACCAAGTGGTGCTTGTGCTGCTGTAAGAGTAAAACTATAAGTACTATTATTTGGGTATGAAGTTGTGTTTGGAAAACTTACTATTTGAGTTTCTAATCCTGCTGCACCTGCATAAACATTGGTAGCAGTAAAGTCACCGTCTGCATCAATCTTAGCTCTTTGAGTACCATCTAATGCAAAAGTAATTTCACTTGATGCTGCTTCACCATTATCGTCTGCAAAGAATTTTATATTGCCATCTGTTCCCTGAATATAAGCATCAGCATTGTTGTCTGTATCTGTAAGTTGTATTGATGGTGTTGCAGTCTGTAAGGTTAAACTTGTATCATTAATAAGTTTAAGGTCAGTAGAAGTCAGTCGCATCCCAATGTTATTGCTACCTGCTTTTTTCAATGTAAATTCAAGCAAGCCATCTTCTGTAGTATCAGAAGCATCAGAAATCTTACCTGTTACTTTTGCATAGATAACTTCTTGATCTGCATCATTCTCACCTTTAAATTTAAGTTGCCCTAAGTAATCACCATCAGCAGGTGAGCTAGAGTTTCTTTTTAAAGTGATAACAGGTGCTGCTGTACTTGAATCTTCTGTTGTTGTGATTAGCAGTGAATCACCTGTTGTAGTGTTTGTAATGTTAGCAGTCGAGAAAGTTGGTGTAGCACCTACGGTTTCAATAAGATCTGAAGCTAATGCTTTTTTCAGTGCACCGTCGGTAGCATCATAGACTAATAAATGGTCTGCACCTACTGCGGACACTTCTGTTAATCCTGCAACAAAAGATGCAGGTATGGTATTTACATCAGTTTGTGTAAAGGTCATAACCTCCACTTTCGCACCATTGTCAGGATTTGCATCTAGCGTAAGCGTTGTGCCTGAAACTGAATAACTATCTTTTTGTTGGTATACACCATCTATAAATACCTGTGTATTGTTTTCATGGATAGGTGAAATACTAAGAGTAAATGCTGCGGTACTGCCGTTTGCAGTAAATTGATCGTGATTAAGGTTATTACCTGCAACTGCTCCACTTACATGATATGCAACTACCTTGCGTGTATTAGCAGGTGCAACATCAAAAGTAAGCGTGGTTCCTGATAAAGTAAAGTCTCCAGGATTCTGATAAACACCTTCTATAAATACAATTAAATTATCTTCGCTTGAGGGGGCTTGGCTTAGTGTAAATGCCGCATTACTTCCATCGCCTGTGAATGTATCAACGCTTAGTGTAGATGTAACTTCAGTCTTTACATCTTCTAGTAAAGCCGCAACGACCCTTAGTTCTGCTTTATCTCCAGAACTAAACGCCCGTGCAGTTGTATTATCTTGCCCTCTAACAACAGTAAGTGTGTTGCTACTTCTTGCTGTAACCTTAACAATTTCTGTGTTAGTAGTATCGTCAAAGGTTACATAGAAATGTTCTCCCGAACTTAATGATGGGAAAACAGACCCGTCAGTGACAGAAATGCTAGTAGCACTACTGTTTATTCCTGCGGCAAGAGTTGTTGCTGCGTTGTTGGTGAACTTAACAGCCATTAGCTA